CAGTGCCAACAGGGAAACCGTTTGTAGTGCCGTCAGCACCAGTGGCAGTAGCCACGGCCAGATAGCCATCCGCGTTCACGTACACGGGCGAACCGTTGTAAATGTTCGAGGCTGTGCCTGCTGGGTCGATTACATATAAGCGGGTGCTACCAGCGTATGGTAGGCCACCCAACTCGTTTACGGGTTTCAAGCCGTAGGGAGAAGCTGTAGATGCCATTTAAGGACTCCTAGTTTACTTAGAACCTGAACCAAAACCTCCGCCTCTGCTGGTCGTTGACTTGCGGTCGCTGAACAGCGGCATACGGGGGTCGTTGTTTCGCATGAAGTGGTTGTCCACTGAATCCATCTGGTTCTGCGCTTGCTTGTTGTAATAATCGTCACGGGCTTGCGCTTGTTCGATAGCCATCTTGCAAAGCATGAGGCCGCCGATTTCCACGTTGCCGGTCTTTTCATTACCAAACAATTGCAGTTCTGGATGGTCTTCTGCTTTCACCGGCTCCCAACCTTCGCGCATCTTGCGAGACACGTTAGTAGGGTCGGCCTGTCCAAGTACATGCGTCGCTACCCAGCGAAACAGGTACCCGGGTTCCGGAGTCGGATCGGGCAGAGAAGTTGGCGGTACGTATACCGCACGAGCAGATTTTTCGCGTGACATAGTGTCACGGGGATCGCGGGAAGTGTTTTCTTTAGCCATTCTGAGCCTCCAATTTAGCTACTTGTGCAGCGTATTGCTGCGGGGTTAATCCAAGTTTCTTTGCCAACGCAACTTGCGTGGTAGTCAACTTGACCTTTCCAGCACCCGTAGAACGAGATGCGGACGCAACAACAGTGGAGGGCCGTGGTTTGGCCTCAGAGCTTCTCTGCTTGTCTTCTGTCTCACCGAATAACTCGGGAAACTTGGACTTCATGCGAGCGTTAATCTGCTCGAAATAGTCATCATTGCGGGGGTCAACGCCACCGTTCACTAGCTTCTGGTGCAGTCCTAGTGCGTAACTGGTGTATTCCTCGAACCCGGGGGAACCGAACCACTGGTTTCTAGCTTGCCAGCGCAAGGACTTTTCGTCCGGCTCAACCGCTCGGGTTTGCGGTTGTGCAGTTTGTACCTCATATTCACGCTCTTGTAAAGGGGTAGCACGAAAATATTTCGCCTGCTCCACTTTCATCTTGGCTTCGGTGAGGGACTCTTGCGCAGCAATGATAGCGTCTGTGTCAAACGCCTCTTGCGCCTCTTTATATTTACGGCGAGCCATCTCAAGCTCCGTCTCCGCTTCCTTGCGGGCAGAGTGGATGACCGCTTCCTGACCAGAGTTATAGCTCTTCTTGAGGCTTTTATTTTCCTCGATGAGCTGCTGTGCAAGACGCTCTAGCTCTTGCTTCTCGCGTAATACGGCCTCTTTCACACGGCGCTCGTCGTGGCGTGCGTGTGTCAAGTCCTTGATTCGCTTCTGCACATTGGAGGAGTAAGACTCAATTTCGTCGTCCGTAGGGTCATCGACCTCACGGTTCAGGGGCTGACGGCCACGGTCCTTCTCAGGCGTGTCGTCTACGATCTCAATCTCAACATCCGTTTCTCGGTTGTCGGTCGAGTTGTCCTCGATCTCGTCGGGGAACTTAAAGTCGTCTTTAGGGTCCATACTTACTCCTTATGCGCGGGTTAAGCCGCGAGGGTCTTCCACAACAGCATCCACCTGATCGTCGTTCAACAGGCGGAACTCTTTTCCGAAAATTTTGAAACGCGTACCGGAATATGTACGCACGAGTACGAAGTCACCTTCTTTGCACCATGCTCCTGTGGGGAACTTGGCGGTGTCTTTGTACGCGTCTGGTCCTACGCGAAGTACGAACAACACGGTTGTGGCGTGCTCTTCTTGGCGCATAGTCGCAGTATCACGAACCAAATCGAGGGACGTACCGGCAATCTTTTGATCGACTTCTGGTACGACGCAGAGAATCTTCCAGCCCGTGGGGGTCGGCAGAGCGCCTGCTTTGGTTTCGGTTGAAGCATCTTCTTCTGGTTTTTCCAGAGGTTGGATGTGGTCAGGGAGGGCGATGCCCGGAGGCAAGAGGATTTCACTCATGTGCTTTTTCAACTTTCTCTGCAAGGTCAAGTATGTAACGCTCTGCGGTCGCTAGACCCTGAATAACACCACAGAGCTTTTGGTAATCCTCGAAATTTCGACATGCTCCACCGGCGAGATCGTCGGCGTAGTTGTTCATGTCAGTGCGTATTTTTTCGCGCAATACGCGTGCGAAGTCTTGGATCATTTGGTTTTGTTTCCTTGTTTAAAGGTTTGGATGTGTTGAAGCGCTTGCTGCTTCTCTTGCAAAGCCTGTTGGGCCTTGTTCTTTGCAATCTCGGAACCCAGCTTGATTCCGGCTTGCTGTTCTTGCGAAGCTCGTTGGAGCTCGTTGTTTTTGATCTGTGCGCCGACCTTCATGGCGTCGAGCTGCATCTGGCCGGACAGTTTCTGCTGCTCCAGCTCGATCTTGTCTGAGTCGCGTGCAATTTCGGCCACGACTTTCTGAGCCTTGATCTGGACTTCCTGCTCCTTGACAGCCATTTCGCGTTGCTGCAACTGGAACACTGGGTCTTGGGCTTGCTGCTGCTGTTGGGCTGCTGCGGCCTGTGCTTGGTTCTGCATCATTACTTGGTTGGCGGCCTGAGCCATCATGCTGGACAAGGCAATCTCCACCTGTGGTGGCAGCTTTTCGTCTTCTGGAGGCAAGGCCATACCGAGTTGCTGCTCGATCTGCTGACGCATCTTGAAGCCAACGTGCTCTGCGATGTGTGCCGTGATGCCACCAATGATCTGCTGCGCCTTGGGGTTCTGGCCAATGAACTGCTGGATCGAGGGGTCCTGCAACATCATCATGTGCACTTGGATATGTGACTGGTGATCTTGGTGCAAGAAAGCCTTCATGGGCTTGGTCTTCAGAGCATTCTGGTTCTCTTGGACAGGGTCGGTCGGCTTCATATCGTCCTCGATTGGGACGAGCTTCTCAGCGTTCTTGATACCCAAAACCTCCAACATGTTGCGGTGCAACTGTGGCAAGTCGTAGATGTCCGGGGCCATCTGCGCCATCTGGATAACCGCTTGGTACTGCACCACGCGCTGCGACATGGTCGCGGCATTGGGGTCCGACACGGGGATCACGTCCACCAAGTCATAGTCACCCTTCTTGGCTTTACGGCTGCCGTACTCTGGGTCGTACTGATAGTCTGGGTCTGTGTAGTCGCGGATGATGTTCTTCAGGAGTTTGAGTTCCTGCTTCAATGCGAAGTGCACACGGGCCTGAACAGCCGTCATCACCTTGAGCTGGCGCTCCAACAAGGCCAGAGTCGTGCCCACTGGGGCCTGACCTGACATGTCGCTGATCTTCATGTCCGCTGTTGCGGCGAAGCGACGGCCTTCTTCCACGATGTTTTGCAACAACGTGTACAGAACTTGGCTTGGCTCTTTGTAAGGTAAAGGTAAGATTGAATCGCGAATGTTGCCCGAAGCAACGTCTACATCGCGCCACTCGCCGGGGGCGATCGGTGTGTCATCACCCTTAATGCGAAGGCCACGGGACTTGAGTCCACCGGGAAGGTTTGACAACGTGCCTGCATCCACCAGTTGGCGCATGAGAGATGTTGCAGACTTGGCGAAGCCACCGACGAGGTGGAACAGGCCAAAGCCGTAGGCTCCGAAGCCGGGGATGTATTGGTAGTGGACGAAATGCTGGCGCTTGAGCTTGAGGTCATCGTCTTCCTTCCAGTTGCGGCGGATTGACAAGACGTCGTTCGTGCCTTTGATTAGGGTAACTACGTAGGGTAGAGCGATACCTGTGGTCACCAGCTCGCCGTCTTCGTTCTCTTCCGTATCTTCGTACCCTTCGAGGTCCAAGTCAACGTGGCACTCCAGCAACGTGTAGCGGTCGTCGTTCAAATCGCTGAAGCCGGTCTCTTTGTCCTTGGCTTTCTGGATGTCCGTCTGCTCGCGAGGTGCGTCAGGCAACTCGATGTCGAGGTAGAACCCTGACTGCTGGAGCTTGATGATCTCGTTCTTGGTCTTGCGCATGACGTGCGTCACGCGGTGGCAAGTATCCAAATCAGTCGCGCCGTAGGGCAGGATGATGTCTTCGGCCGGTACGAACATCGACACTTGGCGGCCAAGGTTCGGGTCGTAGTACACCTTCTTGAACGCTGAACCTGTAGCTGGCAGCGACCACAACATGCGCTCGTGCTCACCGCGGAACTCTTTCATCTCCTCGGTCAACTCAAAGTTCATGTCGTCCTGCACGCGACGAGCAGCTTCTTGCAACTCAGGCGTGTCTTTGCCGATGAGCTTGGTGCGCACGGGGCCTTGGGCGGGGAACGTCTCGGTGATCGTCTCAGCTTGAAACCGTACAACGGCCTCGGTAATCATGGGGTGGAATACGCCACAAGCACCCTGCCAAGGCTCGGTACGCTCTTCGATCTGGAGACCCAACAGCTTCAAGCCGTCAACGTAGGCTTTCTCCCACTCTTTGCGAGACTGCTTGTCGTTGTCGATGTCTGAGTCCAAGTCACCGGCCATCTGGGCCATAGCACCATCGTCCATGTACTCGGCCAAGTTGTCACCGAAGCCTTCTTCGTCCTCGTCCTTGCCGGGCATAAGACTGATCTCCATGCCGTCCAAGCCAATCGTGACTTCTTCGGGATCAACGATCTCGATTTCCAGCGGGGATTCTTGTTCGGCTAAGGCGTCGATGCCCACGGGCTGTTGGTACAGAGCCTTGTCAATGTTGGTTGCCATGTGTGTTCCTAATAGTATGCAGCGTTACGGCGGCGGAAAAACGACGGGTCGTCGCGCTCATCCGAGTCCAGTGAAATGAAGCCGCCTTGCCTGAAGCGAAGCAGCGCTTGTGATGTCGTATCCACGTAGTCATCGTTCTCTCCGTTGGGGAAAGACGCGACTTCCTCAATGACTTCCCGTGCCCAGCGGGTGTCTGGACACCAGACTTTACCCGATGCGAACAAGTCCGCCACCGCGTTCAATCGTACCGTTTTATCGTTCCCGCGTGAAGGGGAGAACTCTTGGACAGGGATTCCCATGTTTCGGAGCTCTTGAATAAGAGGGGCACCTGCGGCTTTCTTTTCAACAATGAACCCGTCTGGCTCCCACTCCTTGTAGTGTTTGAGGGCGACGGTCTTGAGTTCTGGGAACTCCATTCGGTCCTTGAAAGCGTCAAGCAAGATGACTTGTGGGGCATTGGCCTCCTCCTCGTTGTAGAACACACCCCATGTCGTGCACGCCGAATAGTCGGCGGTGGTCTTGGCTTCAAACGCCGTATCCCACGACTGGATGATGTACTCACAATTTGGCGGAGTGTCCGACGGCCAGATGCGCCAAGACTTACGACTGATGATCGCCGCGTTGTTGGAGGTAGGCTGCTGCATGTACTGGGCGTTCCAGTACTGCGGGTCCATGTTGGCCTTCTTGTTCTTCAACTGGTCCAGCGGCCACTGCTCGGGCCACAAGGATTTCTCGTTTTCTGTGTCTTCGTTCAGGATGGCAGGCAGCTCCACCACCTCCCACTGATCCGAGTCTGGGTTCTTGGTCTGGTAGTCCAGTAAGCGGCCAGTAAGGTCGAGCTTACCCCAGCGGGTCATGATGACGATGATCGCACCGCCCGGCATCAAGCGCTGGAGAGGGCCAGTTTGGAACCAAGACCACGCCGTGTCAAACGCTAGACGTGAGTTACTTTTGACGTCCTGCTCCGAGTGAGGATCGTCGATAACGAACAGGTCAGCACCACGGCCAGCAAGAGCACCGCCAACACCAGCAGCATAGTACTGACCGCCAACGCTTGTGCTCCACTTACCAGCGGCCTTGGCGTCATCAGCCACTTGGGTCTTGGGGAAGACTTCTGCATACTCATCGCTCCCGATCAAGTTACGGATACGGCGGCCGAAGTCTTCGGACAAACCAGCGGTGTGGGTGCCCATGATGATCTTCTTGTCGGGGTAGCGCCCCAGAAAGAACGCCGGAAACAGGTAGGAACTGAACTCAGACTTACCCATACGGGGTGCAATGTTGATGATTACACGCTTTTTCTTGCCGTCGAGCACGTCCGAGAACACCTTGGCCAGCTTTCGGTGGTGCGGACCGACCTTAAAACCGGGGTAGACGCTTTGCGCAAAGGCAATCATGTCCGTACGCCCAGCGTTTAATAGGAGGCGTTGCTCCCGAACGTCCAGCATCTCCAACAATTCCAGCTTTTCAGCGGTCGTCATAGTAGGCAGCGCCAGTTGAATGGCGTCGGCCTCTTGTTTGCTGAGGGTTTTAAGCTGACTCAGGTCCATCAGCGGGCTTTTCTGCGGGGTTGGTGATATTTGGCGTCACATCTGTGATCTCCTGCACGTCTGTCACGCCCATGAACTTGGACAACTTGTCCTTAATCTTCTGGTTCAGCTCGTCGTCGCTGATTTCGTCCTTCTTGATCTCGATCTTCTCGGTGAACAGGCCCACTTCCGTGACCTTGCCCAGCAAAGCCAGCGCTTTCAAGCGGATGTTGGCGCTTGGGTTCTCAACTTCTTCGAGGATCTTGGCTACGGCGTAGCCGCGCAGCTTCTGCGCTTGGGTCACGAACTCCCAGTCATAGGCAGACAGCATGCCAACGAGGTGCTGCACCGCTTGGGGCGTAGTGACTCCTGCCAAGGAGGCTTGTGTAATCTCTGTTGACTTCGCCGCCACGATGTTGGCGAACGACTCCCGCGCTGCCTGAGCCTGCGCTTGATCTACTGCGGTACTTTCGTCCACAGCTCCGAGACTCTTGAGCCACTCTGCCGTACTGGCCTTGGCGTCAACCGTCTCAGTGATGCCTGCTTTTTCAAGCGGCACGAACCCCGTGGCTTTGTCTTCCACTTCCGGCTCGAAGTCTATTAAATGGTCCAGCATTTGTTCCTTACGGTGCGGGTTGCGTTCCCGATGCGCGGAGTGTACACTAACTTCCGGTAAGTGTGCAACTTTGGGTCGGGAGATCCCAGCCGCTGTTGTCCATTTGCTTCTCCTCTGGGGGCTTTTTCCGGGCCTTCTTTTAATCCCGCCTCGTGCGGGATTTTTTTCGCCTCGAGGTTTTTCCAAATTTTTTATAAAATTTTTGGGCCTTGTCAAAGTTTAGACAAGGGGGTGGGTTCGGATTTTTGAAATTACTGAGTGTCGATGCGAAACAGTGTTTATGGGCGGCATGGACCATGACGGCTTAAAGGGGTTGTGGGGGAGTGGTGGGGTCAAAGGTTCTCGGTTTTCGGGTCTGAATTACGACGGAATACCTCGCTTCATACAATAGAGTTAGCGATGCAGAGGTTGTATCGCATAACCAAACGGAGTAAACACCATGACAACAGTAAACAAGACCAAAGCATTTAAAGCACTCGACGCCTTCGCATCAAGCCGCGTTAAGTTAATCGAATCCATGCAGGCCGCAGGCTACACAACAGTCGAGGCGTGCAGGCCCATCGTGATTGAGTGGGCGTGTGTCAAGACTGGCGCGGCGTTCAACGTAAGCAAGGGCGGCAAGGTAATGCTCGACTCAAGCCATGCACGCTATGAGGCGGCCAAGACCACAGTGCGCGACGTCATGCTCATGTTGCAGGGCACGACACGCCACGCCACGCAAGGTAGCAACAAGACCGACCCAGTCGAGGCCGTGATTAAAGCCATGCTCAAGCTGACACCCGCGCAACGCGCCGCAGTGATTAAAGCAGTGGCCTGATTTCGGGTCAGCCTGACCCTTTTTTATCTGAGAGTTTTTTCCCCGAACCCTGCGAGCGTGGCTCTTGCGGTGTTTCGTTTCTTGTCAAGCCACATCCGAACTGGAATCATCATGACTAAAACACAATCCATCATCGTTGCGCTCATCGGCTCCGCATACCTTGCGCTGGCCTTCAACATCGAGGGCGCATCGTCAACCATCATCGGCTTCTTCGCAGGCTTGCACATCTGCGCGGCCTTCACCATCAAGGAGTAACGCCATGACCAACCGCAACAACATCTACCGCCTCAAGCTCCGCGCCTTGCGCGAGGAGTTCGCCGAGCGTGCCAAGCACGACACACGCAAGGCCAAAGCGCTGGCCAATGCTGAGCGCATAGAGACAGAGGCCGAACTAAAACGGGTCAGCCTGACCCGAACTTATCCAAAATGCGTGTAGTCTCTTTAATCTTGCCCAATTTTTTGGTGTCCTGTGACTACTCGTTTCTGTCAGCAAATCGGACAGCCCGCAAGCCTTGTGTGGCGGGCGTTTCAAAAAATTCTGTCACTACTATCTATATCTTTATTTATATATATGTATAGTATGGCCCCTCTGTATGGGCATCCTCTTTGGCTGGCGGTCTGGCGTTAGCTCTTTCTAAAAAACACAGATACCATAGCACTAAAACCGAGAGCAACACAACAAACCCAGTAACCATGCGGGTTGCGAGAGGAAAAAAAATGTCCGCTTTGCTGGCAGAATCGAGTACACTTGGGACACCACTTTTTCAAGGTCTTTTTAATCATGGATTATCACTTTACACACCTCGTCTCACTGAAACCTAAGCAGCTTCAGAACTATCTGGTCGAGCACATCCCAAGTCAGGTGCATCGCAACCGCTTGCGTGCAGAGATTAAAGAATATAAAGAACAGCTACGGGCCGAGCGCATATCGAAGCACCAGCACAACAAACTTTGGGGCGCGTTGTTGCGAGACCTCAAGTACGAGCGTAGCAATGCAACAGTTGGCCGAGCGTACAAAGCCAAGCAACCCACACCTGAGCGAGACACGGCCTTCGATGCGTACATCAAGGTGCTTGACCGCTTGCTCACACTACTGCAAGACAACTACCGACAGACGGGGCAAACGCCTAGCGAACTAGCCCGTGAGAAGAACGTGCCCAACAACGGCTCGCATTGGACTGACTGGGTGCCTGAGACCGTGAAGATTAAAACGCAAACGCTATTCGATGGCATCCCTTATCAAGCAAAGGCAAAGCGCAAGACCCCTTTCGCTCGCAAGCAACGCCCCGATGTGAAGAAGACCAACAAGGACGGCGAGAAAGTATCCGCACTCGATGCCATGCGTCAGCAGGTAGAGGAGGAGTTGGGATTCAAGCGGCGTGAGAACCTCATACTAGAGGACGACAAGATTAAAAACAAAATTCACGACCTCATGCGTGTGCAAGCATGGCTTGAGGCGGCGACAACATCAACCGCACTGCCGAACACATGGCATGGCGTGTTACGTCTTTTGAAAGGGGAATGATATGTTGAAGATTGACGCAATGAAAGAAGCGGCCTTCGCTGACGACGCACGCGACAAGTTGCGTGAAGTGTTGTGGCACGACAGCAACACAGGCAAGTTCTATTACAAGGACACAGGCACAGAGGCAGGATGCCTCGACCCTGCCAAGGGCATACGCATCAAGGTAGGAAAACGCCATTACTGGGCACATCGCTTGGCTTGGTTGTTCGCATGGGGTCGATGGCCTAGCCGCTTACGGCACATGGATGGGGACAAGACAAACAATCGCTTGTCCAACTTGTATTGAAAACGGGTCGGACTGACCCGAAAAGGTTAGCGGTGTGCCTTCTCACACCGCATCAAAGGAGAGAGTAATGAAATCATGTAGAAATTGCGCCCATTCACGCCATGATGGGTCAGCGTATCGCCCCGCCCTGATATGCAGGCTTTGGGCAGGCACTCCAGTCGAAGTTGTTGCGGCGTTCTCTACCTCGATACAAGAGAACCAAAGCAATGACAAGAAAGCACAAGGCAGGGCACAGAGTTGCAGAGATTACACAACAGAAGGAGAAACAGTATGAAGACAGTATCAATCGGAACCATGCGTGATGACGGCGACTTCGCAATCATCGCTACGCTCAACAACAACGATGAGCACATGACAGACAAGGACTTCGACGAACTCAAGATGGCACTCGTCCTGACCATCGCTAACTACACAGACAAGCAAATCATGGTGCTCGAACGCCAAGATGCGCCTGACTACGTAACCATTTAACAACAAGGAGAAAGCAAATGACATACGACAGCAAACTCGATGCGCTCAACGTAGCGACCAACATCCATGTAGCTTTGCGCTTATTGCGTAGCGGTAACAGTGCCGAGGTATGCACACCCGTTGTGTACCCTCGTGCAGACGGCGGCTTCGACGTAGCTAACCGATTCAGGCACGTAACTACCCTCGCATCCAACCCGTGGCATCGTGCACTTCAATCACGCTGGCAACTACATCCCGCCATCGACAAGTTGATTCAGTACTACCGACCACACGACTGGCAACTGTTAGTCATGGAGTACCCACATCAAGCTGAGACAGACCGTTCACGCATCGCATACACCCAGTCAGTGCGTAAGGGCGAGGCGGATATACAGACCGTTACTAGCTTAGGCAAGTACATACGCAGACACTTCCCTCAAGTCAGTGACCACGTCATCCGTGACACGGTCGCGGCGTATAGCGTTGTCGGTTGCAAGATTGTGCGTACCACTGCCGAGATGATTTACCACATACATCGTGGCCCTCAGTCATGTATGCAGAAAGCTGACTGGGATGTCAACACACATCCGTATCGTGCGTACTGTCCGACCCTTGGTTGGGGCTTGGCCGTGCGTGAGGCTGGCGGTGACACTGTCGGTCGTGCCTTGGTCAATGAGCGTAGCAAGACGTATGTGCGTACCTACCTCAAGCGTGATTCGTTTTCACACAGCGACCACGAGTTAGAGGCATGGTTGCAACAGCAGGGCTACGGCAAGGCATCCGACTGGGAAGACTTGCATCTCTTGTACATCGAGCATCGTGGTTCTTTCCTTGCACCATACATCGACGGCGACATCAAGGACGTAGACGTAGCGTATGAGGGTGACGTGCAAGTGCTCAACGTGGTAGAGGATGGCGCGTATCGTTGCGACCAGACCGATGGCACAGCGCAAGACAATGACGGCACTACGTGCGAGGACTGCGGCGAGCGTTGCTCTGAGGGTGACGGCTACTGGGTAGGACGTAGCGAAGACCGATTCGTGTGTGACAACTGTTGCGACAACGACTACACCTATGCGTACTCACGCAACGGCTATCAGAAATACATCGACAGCAGCGACACGACATACGTCAACGGCGAGCACTACGACACGGAATATCTGTCAGACAACGGCATCGTCGAGCTTGACAACGGCGACTACGAGCACAGTGACAACGCTGTGTACGTCGAGAGCCGCGATGCGTACTACCACTGCGATGACGAAGACATCTGCTACGACGACTACAACAACCAGTACGAGATGCGTAGTGACTGTGTCGAGTTAGCTGACGGCGGTATGTGCCACGAAGACAACGCATGGCAATGCGAGCACACCAAAGAATGGTATAGCGACAGCGACGACTACGTCGAGGTAGACGGCAAACGCTATCACCCCGACCATGCACCCGAAACAACAGAAGGAGAATGAACATGAAAGCAACATCAATCTTGGCCAAGACATTGGCACGCGGCTTATCGCTCAAGCGCCCACACAACGGCGTAGGTGTCGAGGCATTTACTGAATGGCTATGGGACAACGTGCCTGCTGAGTTACATCAGTACGTATGGCGTGACGCATCGGGCAACCTACACGTAGACAATCGCACACGACCCGAGCATCGCACGTTATTCGTAGCACACGTTGACACCGTGCATCGTGAGGATGGGGCTAACAAGATACGCAAGACCAAGGGTATGTGGTATGCCGACGGTGCGTGCTTAGGTGCGGATGACGGCGCAGGTGTAGCGATGCTCATGCACATGATGCACAACAACGTAGCAGGGTATTACGTGTTCACGCAGGGCGAGGAGTGCGGCGGTATCGGCGCTAAGTTCTTGGCCAAGTATCAGCCTGAGTTGCTCGACCAGTTCGACCGTGCTATTGCGTTCGACCGCCGTGGTACAGACAGCGTCATCACGCATCAAGGGTATGGCCGCTGCTGCTCCGATGCGTTTGGCCAAGCGTTAGCCGATGCTTTGAATTCGGGTCAGTCTGACCTGATGTACTCGCCCGACAACACGGGGGTGTATACCGATACTGCCGAGTTCACCGACAACATCCCTGAATGTACCAACCTGAGCATCGGGTATTACAGCGAGCATGGCGACCAAGAGCGTCTTGACATCTTTCACTATCAACATCTTTCTGTTGCTGTGTTGGCCGTGAACTGGGATGGTTTGCCAACCGAGCGCGACCCGAAGGTTCAAGAGTCGATGCTCAGTTATGGGAAATCCTACGGCGGCGTGTATGCGTGGCCAGAAGATGATGACATGGACTTCGAGAAGGAAGATGTGCTGTGGGCGTTGTATGACGCCAAGCTAGGCTATGTGGACGACCTGCTTGACCTAGTGGCTATGAGCGTGTACCCCGAAGACCCTGACCTTGCACTGCGACACCTCAACGCCAAGCGTTTGACCGAGAAGCTATGTGACGAGTTCAAAGAGATGGCCAAGTCGTTTGACGCACCGACTGTACTGGCTACTGTGTTCGATGCGTTGTATCAAGAGTAAGGAGAAAGCAATGAAGACAAGTGAAGTATTCAAGCGGGTGAAGATACACCTATGCGATGGACATTACACGCACGCTCACAAGCGGTATATCTGCTCCGCGTTGCACTACCTATATCTGATGGGGGCAATCGGCGACAGAGACAGAACGAGATGTAAGCGCCTGATATGCACACACCTTGGCGACACGCACTCGCTTGAGCATTGGCTAATGCAAAACCACGGCATAAGGTTCAGACACTCACTCGAGTACACAAAGAAAATCATGGCCACACGCAAGGCATGGCTCGACCACCTGATTACCCACTACGAAACCAAAGGAGATTGACATGAGAATATTTGCACTTTTTGGAGACATTGAATTCTTAGATGACTACGAGAACACAGCGCTTGTTCGTAAGACGCATAGCTGTGCGTTCATGGATGAGGCTGAGGTCGAAGACCACGCGGTCAAACACGGGTGGGACTACGTCACGCCGCACTACTACAACGGGCGAATCACGTTCGTTCAGTTCCATAAGGAGAGTGACCACTAACCAAATATTTTTGTCTAGCGATGGACAATTCGAGTATCATTTAAACAAAGGAGAAGGAAATGACAGACATGAAATCTGCGCTTAGTAATGTCCTTAATGAATGGGACAAGCATGAAGAAACGATTCGTACACAACCACAGGAGAAACAAACAATGAAAACTAAAATCATTGCACACCGATTCAAACCAACCAACAACGCATCACGCGAAACATTCAACGCAGTCAGGGACTTTCCCAATCAGAAGGCAGCGTTCTATATTGAGATGCTTGCGAAGAAAGGTTTTAAGCAAACAACCGTACAAGCACTGCTCTATCAGATGGTCAGGTTCGGACAGATGGTCAAGGCCAAAGACGGATGCTTAGTTACTGTGGGTAGCGCATACACACCGATCAAGATGAAACGCAAAGGTAAAGAGATAAAGCCCGATGCCAAGGTCGTGCAAGCACTCATCGCAGAAGCAGACAAGCCAAGCAAGTCACTGACTGTGAACGTAGGCATTGCCGCGCTCAAGTCCGATGCTGCCCCCGCACCACGCAAGAACTCACTCATTCTCAACCGCGACTGGACACCATACAAGGCCATCGAGAACCTCAATGTGTTCCAAGCACGTGCGTTGTACGATGAACTCAAGAAAATGTTTGGAGAATAATATGTTTGATTCACTATTCGGAACGTGCCGCACTGGTGGCGGTGACATATCTAACAAAGCACATCAAGACTCGCGACTTATACCCAAAGAAGTTCAAGAAAAGCTAGAGCTGCACCGACAAGTCCAAGACATCCAAAAGATTGTCGATGCGATGTGCAAGGTGTACGTAGCAGCACACGCCAAGGACATCGAGGCACGCAACTACGCAGACAAGTACTTCCAAACTGACCAACCCATCGTTGACCGAGCCAAGTTGCTCGAACTGCAACGCAAAATCAAAATTGCAGAGATGGAACTAAGCGAACTGAAACGAGGACGAGGACTATGAGAAAACTTTTAATTCAAGTGCGACGTATGTACGCGCAGATGTTCTATGTACCAAGCGCTGAGGTGTTAGCCCTGCGTGAGTTGGAAGAGGCTAAGCGTGAGCTGCTTGCTATGCAGACAGCCAAGGACTACTCAGGCCGCATGGTCGAGTACAACATGGACCGCATCCGACGACTGACGATGTACCTCAACAAAGCAATGGAAAACAAAGGAGACACACTATGAAAATCGGAAAATGGGACAAAGAAGCAATCGTCAACGCAATCATGGCCGACGTGCCAAAGGTTGATAAGAAAAAGCGCAAGGAAGAAATCCAAGCTGCTATCGTCAAGGCTATGTCACCCGAGGCACGTAAGCTGTACAAGACTTGCCCCGACGCGTTGCGTACCTACTGCATTGGGGAATTGACTTACGACGGGTGCACTTGGAGTAGCCGTGACGTCATCATCGGCGATGTAGGCGACGCTAAGCGTAAAGAAATCACCAAGCCGTATGAGGAAGAAGACAACAAACGACACGAGGCGCGGTACGCACTCAAGGCCGCAATCATGGCGTGTACTACCTTGAAGCAACTCAAAGACCGACTGCCTGAGTTTGACAAGTACTACCCAACCGCAGAGAAACCAATCACCACGCTGCCTGCACTGGCTAACGTCGTGTCGGACTTGAGCAAGCTGGGCTGGCCAAAGGGAGAGAAGAAATGACCTACGCACTCAAGATCGCATCCATCATCACGCCCATAGCTGTGGCGTGGTTCATGTCCTACTTGCTTGGCGCGTTCGTATCCGCAAGCTGGAACCTTATTGACTGGACAGCACAGGCACGTATGCTCACTGCCCTTTGGGGTTGCATCTTTGCTTTCGCTGTGTGGTATCGGATGGAGCAAAGCCATGACTGACTTCCTAGAAAACGTGGCGCTAATGTTTGCGCTCATGGCGTCAGGTGCAGGTGTTACTGTTTTAGTGCTTGCGCTGTTTATCAAGTTACTTGACTACCTCGACAGCCGTGACAGATCGTAAACCCATAGGACTCAGCGTCCCATATCGCAAGATACCAACTCCAACGCTCGATGCGTTGGAGAAACAAGTCAAAGAACTGCACGAACGTGTGCAACGACTAGAGAAACTTTTAAAGGAACTACGCAATGACTAAAGATGAATTGATAACGGTGCTCGGCATCGCAGGGGTAGACCCCAAAACCATTGAAGCCATGACACAGTCATACGAGATGGGCTTCGACCACGGCGCTAAGGTAGGCGAGCAAATGCGTGAGGCTTTGGTTGAAGCTGCGTGCGTATGCACCGAGTACGACGCTGGGCATGAACCTGAGACTACTGCGTTTTGGGCTGCGTACAACCACCTAGGAACAATGCAATGACTTCACTATCAACATTCTCTTCTGACCTTGGTTGCCAAGTTTTGAACCCCGATGCGTTCAAGCCCGAAGTCATTAATGCGTTTCACCCCGACTACGTGAAGACGTACATGCCTGAGTTCATGGCCACGATTCGTTTAGAGGCTACGCAAAAAGCCAACGGCGTTATCAACGGCGGCAAGTCCAAAGCCAAGCGTGAGTCAGTGCATGGCAAGACAGTGAACTCAATCAACGTCTTCCCTAAGACGCAGTCAGTGCAACGCACGATAGAGAAGCGCTTGACCAAAGCACAGCTCGATGCCAAGAAGAAAGAACTGTTGGATGTAAAGCACTTCTTTACATTCGCAAAGGCAGGTATGCCCAAAGGAGTTAAGTAATGACCTTAGATGAAAAAGACTGGATCATCATGCGCTTGTTGCGCGTGTTGCTTGAGAGTGGCCAGCACTCAGCACACCCCGATGTAATACGCTCGATTGATTGGATGGCGGACACCGTACGTGACGCAGGCTACATCAAGGAAGACGACAAGTACAAGTCTTACGGCTTGGCCACGAACTACCTCTTGTACCTGATGAACGACCTCGCTAAAGAGTTCGACCCTAAACCACTACCTAAACACTGGAGAAGAACATGACACACGAAGCAGGCAAGGGCGACAAGACACGCCCAACAAACTGGGACCACTTCTCAGAGAACTTCGACCGCATCTTTGGTAAGAAAGAAACAACACTCGACACCAACCCAGAGACACGGGCGTGGTACACGATAGATGAGTTGAATGAGAAGTTCGGCGGTGACGACGAAGTCGTCGAGGACGACGAAGATGAAATTTGTTCAGGATGCAGCGGCTCAGGCGAAGGTATGTGGGACGGAGCCACATGCAACAAGTGCCACGGCAGTGGCGTAGAACCTTGCGAGAAGGAGGACGACATATGACACCGACACCAAGACTGCGCTTTGTTGAGCGTTTAAAGATTACGCACATAGATAACGCAGGCAATTCCACGGGAGTGGCAATTCGTATCCTCCAGCAATGGTGGACTGTGACAGGGACAGAGCCAGAGTTTCAAGACCACTTTGGTGAATGGCGAGACGTACCACTGGAGAAAGAAAATGAAGATACACACAAGTAAAGAAGAGATGCTCGAAGCACTGGTGCGTGACCTGACAGACATGTTGCGTGCAACGCCGAGTCGCAATGACACACTAGAAGAAGTTGCCAAGGAGTTCGACAGCATGAAAGTCTTCGGTGACACAGCGGCCAGCTTCGCTATCTTTGTACGGGGGATGAAGTCATGACTGACATTTACGCAAGCGAAGAAGAATCAAACGCATTGATTCAACCTGATACAAGAACACCAGAGCAAAAGAAAGCAGATAAGCTGGCTGACAAAAACTGGATGAACGAGCAAGGCGTAGAGCCACAGCGCACATGGGTTGGGCTGACGGACGAGGAGCTGGCTGAGTTTTCAGATGCAAAACTTGGCTCGTATGACTTATGTCTTGAAGTCGAAGCAAAACTCAAGGAGAAGAACACATGACTGAATGGGTGCTAATCACAATGCTTTGTATGCGCACTTGCCAACCTCAATACGCAGAGGTAATGCCTGATAAGGCAACGTGTGAAAAGTACATCTCTGAAAAGGGTGGGGCACTGACGCGTCCATCGCACTACTGTGTGGCAAAAATAAAGGAGAAGAACACATGAGCCTCATCACTGCACAAAAAATGGCAGAAGACATTCTGAAAATAATGAATGACGTTGCCTCTGAATACCCCAAAGAAGAGCGTGAAGAGTTAAAGGCTGTCTTGCTTGGGCAGTTGGGTCTAGCGTTATTTAATGGCCCTGCTGTAACTGATGAGGAGAAGAACGATGCGTAAGCGTAGCAAGTACAAGCCCAAGCCCATACGTGTGGACGTGATGGACTACGTGAAGTCAGGGCTGATGAAGTTCGACGACGTGAGCGTAGCTGTTGACCTGCGTATCAAGAACCACCAAGCGATGGAAGCGCTACGCTTAGGCCAAGCCACCAAGGATGACATTGACGTGCTCATCGGCACGTTCAACATGGTCGAAGGCTTTGCGCGGCTGCGTCCCGAACTTGGAGCGGACTGGCAAGCAGAGATCAAGGCTGGCCAAGATGCGCTGTACCACATGGGCCGTCGGGGTTCAACCACTGGCAAGTTTGTCTGCAAGGCTGACGAGTTGGTGGCCATGAACTTAGTCATGGAGATACACGACGCTCAACTTGACCAAGCAACAGTCAAAGACTTAGAGCTTGCGATGGACATCGTGAAAGAAGACTTCCGCAACAAGCGGATGCGACAAGTAAAGGAGAAGCAAGCATGAGTATCTTTAAAGTCCTAGTGTTGATCTTCGTGATCGCGCTAGTCACACCACTGACGACCACCATCTTTGATGCACTGTGTTGGTTTTATTCTGGCAGCACTTGCACGGGACTTACATATGACAGTGTACGTATCACGATGCTGTTCATCACAACGATGTCAGCAATGATGCTGATGATCGCAATAATTTAACAAGGAGAAAGCATGAACCCCCACGCAGTACACGCAGATTCATACGTAATAAGAACCATGAGAGGACACTATGTCAAAGACGACAACGGAATCTACCGACAATTTAAAACCAAAAGCCACGCGCAAGCGTTCGCAGAAAGCAACCTCACTGAAGACGTCTACGTCGTCCCAGTTCGTATCGCCATCACTCCCTCTTTCACAGGCCGACCTCGCCATGTGGTGGCCATTCACAAGGCTGGACCCAAAGAAGTTTCCAAAACCAATTACACCTATCTATGAGGATGCACTACTATGATTTCAAATGATAAACAAATCGGTATGAAGTTCGACGCAGGCAAGCTCGACTACACGCTCGTCCCTTGGGATGGGTTGGAAGAGATCGTCAAGGTCTTGGCCTTCGGCGCTCAGAAGTATGACCGTGACAACTGGCGCAAGGTTGAGTTCGCGCAGACACGCTACCTCGCTGCTGCCTTCCGACACTTGGCCGCATACAACATGGGCGAGAAGACTGACTCAGAGACAGACATCTCTCACCTCGCACACGCAGGCTGCTGCATCTTGTTCTTACTAGCATTGGAGAAACGCAATGGCAGCAACACCTGAAACGTGGTAAAATTTTAACTCCCACAAAGGAGTTGACATGACACCAGAACAGTACGAAGCATGGATGGCTACCCGTTACAAACACGGAGGCTATCTAGGCGGAAAAGAAAAGGCCGAGCACTACGTGTGGCGCACAATGATGAATCGTTGCGGTAACCCCAATGACGCAGCGTATAAATACTACGGAGCTAAAGGCATCAAGGTATGTAAACGCTGGCACAAGTATGAAAACTTCTTGGCCGACATGGGGGAGCGACCCTCAGCAGACTACAGCATTGAACGCAACAACGTGGCAGGGGACTACAAGCCTAGCAACTGTCGTTGGGCTACACGCAGTGAACAACAGAAGAACAAAACAACAACACGCTTATACACAGACGGAAAGTTTGTTGGTACGTTGGTTGAGTGCGCAGCAAAGATCGGTATCGGTAAAGAGCTTGCACACTGGCGTATGAAAAACTGGAAAACATTTATAAAGGAATCATCATGGCGAGAACTCCAGAAGGCGCGGTAAAAGAAAAGCTACGCAAGTATCTGTCGCAGTTGGGCATCTACCACTTCATGCCAGCAGCTAACGGCTTTGGCCGTGCAGGTATCCCAGACATCATCGGCTGCTTCAACGGGCAGTTCGTGGCGTTCGAGTGCAAGGCAGGCAAGGGCAAGACAACAGCGCTGCAAGAGCGAGAGATCGCTGCCATCCAAGGCGCTAAGGGTTGGGCATTCGTCATCAACGAAGCCAACGTGGACAACATCGAAGAGCTGCTGCGTTTAGAGAAAGGGAAACAAGTATGAAACTACCAAGCCACAAAGCGGGGCTGTACTTAACGCACAACCAACACAAAGACTACTACGAAACCGTGGAAGAGCACGTACAAGAGTACCCCGGTTTTGATGACGACAACTTCGTATCGAAAGAAGACTACCAAAAGTGCATCGACACAGATTCGCTTTGGGAGTTGCAGTGGTATCCAGACACCCCCATTGGTTCCTACAAAGTGTGCGGGTCCACACTGGAGATTGTGCTGCAACGGGCCGCCGAGATCGACAAAGAGTTACAGGAGAGAAACAAATGCGAGACACGCTAGGTCAAACAAAAGAAGCACTGGAGTTCATGGTCAAGATCGACCAGCTAACAAAGGAGCAGCGCAACCACATGCGCGTCATCATCGAGGCGTTGATTGACTGCTGCCTTGAAGACGATACGCGTGCCGTAGTTGTAGTAGGAAAGGACAGTGACGACTACGCCGCTGTGCTAACCGTTAATAGCACGGACATAGAGACATCCGTCTTGCTGTCCAAAGTAGACCAAGCGTTCATGTTGAAACACATGAGAGACCAACCACCCAAGGAGCAGATGAATTGAACATAGAAGATGTAGAGGCAGCGATACGGGCGTTAGTTTCCGATGACACGGTGCAAGTAAAGCCGACACAACTGCTTGTGCCGCGCACCATGTTCACACTAGCGAGACGCATCGTGTTCCCGCACCACATACTCAAGCGCCGTAAGGGTGCACGAGGTAGAGCACTAACACTTAAATGGAGAAGAAAATGATGGACACATCAGAACTAGCACGGTCCTTAGACCACACAACTGTCGAAGGCTTGGCGGAGGCAATCATGATTGCAATCGCTGGTCTGAAAGATAGAGAAGGCAAATACGTTCGTGTGCAAATTGGAAACAACTTCGAGGACCACATCGAGTTCTCAATACAAGTGGCAGAGACCCTGCTCGGAAAGCAAAGAACATGAGCGCACCATTTAAACAAATCGTAACGATCGACTTCGAGACCTACTGGGACACGAAGATCGGATTCACCCTAACCAAGATGACAACTGAGGAGTACATACGTGACCCAAGATTCAAAGCATTCGGAGCCTGCATCCACATCTACGGAACCAACGGCATCACACAGTGGTACAGAGGCAACGAACTGGCGCGGATACTTGCTACTTTCGATTGGAGTACTACTGCTGTTCTCGCTCATAACGCTCAGTTTGACGTATCCATCCTTAGCTGGGTCTACGGAGTTCGGCCTTGTTTTATCCTTGACAGTCTTTCTATGGCTCGTGCTCTTAGAGGGGTCGAAGTCGGCAACTCCCTTGCCCGTCTCGCAGAAGACTTCGGGCTACCAGCGAAGGGCACGGCCGTGCATACCACGAACGGGCTCACGGATCTCACGCCGGAGATTGAAAAAGAACTTGCGGAGTACTGCCAGCACGACGTGTATCTGTGCGAAGAAATCTTCAAGCGTCTTGTTGATGGCTACCCGTCTAAGGAACTACGCCTTATCGACATGACCCTGAAGATGTACACGAACCCAGTGTTGCAGCTTGACGCCCTCATGCTAGGCAACGCCATTGAAACAGAAAAGGAAAACCGTGAAGCCCTTCTTAAAAAGCTCGACGTGGAAGAAAGTGATCTTGCATCGAACCCAAAGTTCGCGAAGATTCTCGAAGCTCTTGGAACTCCTGCGCCGTATAAGACGAGCAAGACCACTGGCAAGCCAGCTCTTGCGCTCGCAAAGAGTGATGCGCACTTCCAGCAACTACTCAACGGCGAGAACGAAGACGTTGCCCTACTTTGTGAGGCACGCCTTAAAGTTAAATCGACGACTGAACGAACACGAGCGCAACGCTTTCTTGACATCTCCCGTCGCGGCACGCTACCTGTCCCCTTGTCGTACTACGGTGCGCAAACTGGGCGCTGGACTGCGTCCAAAGGCAGCGCCATCAACATGCAAAACCTCAAGCGAGGTTCGTTCCTACGCAAAGCGATTATGGCTCCCCAAGGACACCAGCTCGTCGTTGGCGACCTTTCGCAGATTGAACCGCGAGTGCTTGCGTGGTTGGCGGATTACCAAGATATGCTCTCGATCTTCCGTGCGGGTGGTGACCCTTACGCCGCGTTCGGTGCGCAAATGTTTAACATACCCGGCCTTAATAAAAACACTCACCCCGACCTTCGGCAGTCTGCGAAGAGCGCGCTCCTTGGTTGCGGGTATGGCCTTGGTTGGGCCTCGTTTGCTGCGCAACTCTTGGTGGGTTTCCTTGGGGCACCGCCTCAGCGCTATGACAAAGACTTCGCGAAGAAGCTCGGCGTTGACAAGGAGTACATCGACCGCTTCACGGACTACGAGGACAACGTCAAGAAGATGATGGACATCCCGCACATCTGCACGACCAAGGAGTTGTTGATTCACTGCGTGGCAGCCAAGAAGATCATCGACATCTACCGCTCAACAGCGTACCCAGTTGTTGGTTTTTGGGAAATGTGTTCAGGTTTGTTGGTGTCCGCCCTTGCAGGTGGCAAGGAATTCAGGTATAAATGTCTCACATTTAAAAAGGGTGAGATTGTTCTGCCAAACGGCATGAGCCTTCTATACCCGAACCTACGACAAGAAGCTGAGAAAGATGCTGCGGGGAAACCCATCAAGGACAAGCAAGGCAAGACCAAGATGAACTGGGTCTACGGTGAGGAAGGCAAGCTGCCTACCAAACTGTACGCTGGGAAGATAACGAACAACGTGACGCAAGCTGTGGCTCGCATCGTGATGACTGACGGCATGTTGCGGGTAGCAAAGAAGTACCCCATCGTGGGAACAGTGCATGATGAATTGATTGCAGTGGTGCCTGACGCAGAGGTAGAGAGTGCTAAGACTTGGGTCTTGGCGCAGATGACTATGGAGCCAAGCTATTTGCAAGGTGTTCCATTGGATGCTGACGGTGGTGCACATCGTCGCTATGGGTTAGCGAAGAACTGACGGAGGTTCTATGGCCAGATACACAACGTGCAAAGACATGGACCGTGTAGTTGGTGCGCTGGTGAAAGACGGATGGATGCTCACAAAGAATGGGCATGGCCGTCTCACCCACCCAAGCGGCAAGTACATCACGTTCAGCGTGACGCCAAGCGACAAGTACGCGTTCAAGCAACTAGAGCGAGACGTGAAGAGATTGTTACAACAACTGGAGAAGCAAGATGGATAATTTTTATGAAGAGGTTGAAGTCGTATTCACCGCCAAGGTGGTGCGCTTGAAAGACAGCAACAGCAACTGGGTCGGCGACCTGTACGGGCAACTGGACTACCTGCTGCGCAGTGACAAGCACATGCTAGTCGGCTGGTCACAGATAGACATAAACGAAAAAGGAGAAAGCAAATGAACATACCTAAGAAGATCAAAGTCGGTGACAAGTGGTACAGCGTTGACGTGGTTGAGTCCATGCAGCGCAAAGGTACTATGGGGCACATCAACTACGACGCCAAGACCATAGAGGTCGGACGCAAAAGTACATCAGGGCGTGCGTACAAAGAGTGCGACATTCGCGATTCGTTCTGGCATGAGTTGGTTCACGCCATACTCAAGGACATGGGGCATGAGCGCCTCAACAGGAACGAACAGTTCGTCACACGGTTTGCCAACCGCCTTTCATCAGCAATAGATTCAGCGAAGTTCTAACATGACAGAAGATGACATCAAAGAAGTGGTTAGCAACATGAGCTACGAAGCGTTGCTGTATGGAACATCCATCATGTCGGTGCAGTTAGAAAACCAGCAACTGGTGGCCAAAGTTATTCCTCGTGAAGACTGGGATGCTTTGGCAAGAGACTTAGTGAACGCGCCCGAAGTAAAGAAAGAAAACCAATGACAACACACAAAGTAGTATGGAGCCACAGTGCTCTCAAAGATTACGAGAGCTGCGCTCTCAAGTACAAAGAGGTGCGTGTCCTGAAGAACTACAAGTTCACTGAGACACAAGCCACCAAGTACGGTACGTTGCTGCACGAAGCTGCGGAGTTCTACATCAAGGACGGCACACCACTACCGCAAGAGTTTGAGTTCATCAAAGAGACGCTCGATGCTTTGAACAAGAAGCCCGGCCGTAAGTTGTGCGAACACAAGATGGCGCTGACTACTGACCTTCAACCTTGCGGTTGGGTTGGTCCTGAAGTGTGGGTACGCGGTATCGCAGACTTGCTGATCTTAGATGACGACAACCTTACAGCATGGGTTGTTGACTACAAGACGGGCAACAACAAGTACCCTGATCGTGAGCAGTTGAAACTCATGGCGCTCATGGTGTTCAAGCACTTCCCGCATATCAGAAAGGTCAACGCAGCGTTGCTGTTTGTGGTCAAGAATGATATGGTTAAGACCAGCATGACGGTTGACCAAGCCGATGCTGAATGGTGGCACTACCGTCAACGCATTGCTCGTATCGAGCAGGCGCACGACACCGACGTGTGGAACGCCAAACCCTCCCCTCTATGCCCGTGGTGCCCAGTCACTACGTGCGTTCATCATCCCAAACACTAGGATAAATCATGGCTACTAAACCACGCGACTACAAAAAAGAATACACCGAATACCAAGGCAAGCCCGAGCAGATCGCCAATCGTGCAGAGCGTGTGAAAGCACGACGCATTATGGAGAAGACGGGCGCTGCTAAGAAGGGTGACGGCAAAGACGTTGACCACATCAAGCCGTTGAAGAGCGGCGGCACATCAGCCAAGAGCAACCTACGTATGCGAAGCAAGTCAGCTAATCGCGGCGACAAATAAAAATAACGGAGAAGTAAATGGAAATCGTGGAAGACAAAGCGCTCATGTTTAGAACGCGCAATCCACACAAGTACAGCATCATCCCCAAGCACAAGATCGTCAGCGATGACGGCAAAGGCGGTTTTGAAATCGCAGTGTATTGGGGTCTCGATGAAGTACGGGTGTTGAAAAACTTAGGCGTCAAAGACGTACCCTCGCCGATTACTCGGCGCTATAACTGGCCCGGCAAATACAAACCTATGGCGCATCAGATCGAGACGGCAGCGTTCTTGACTATGCACCGCAAAGCGTTCGTGTTCTCCGAGCCGGGCACGGGCAAGACACTCTCTGCTCTGTGGGCTGCCGACTACCTAATGCAGCGCGGCGAAGTCAAGCGTTGTTTGATTCTGTGTCCTCTCTCCATCATGCACAGCGCGTGGCTCGGGGACTTGAACAACAGCATCATCCATCGCTCTGCCGTTGTCGCGCACCATGCGCAGGCTAGTCGCCGCATCGAGATGGTTCAACAAGACTACGACTTTGTCATCGCAAACTACGACGGGTTGAACTTGATCGCCAGTGAGATTGCAAACGATGGCCGCTTCGACTTAGTGATCGTGGACGAGGCCAACGCATACAAGACCATGACGACCAAGCGTTGGAAAGCGCTGAAGTCTATCGTCGGTCCGAACACCCACCTGTGGATGATGACGGGTACACCAGCATCGCAGTCACCTGCCGATGCGTATGGCTTGGCCAAGCTGGTCAACCCCGACGGTGTGCCGAAGTTCTTTACAGCGTGGCGTGATGCAGTGATGAACAAGATCACGATGTTCAAGTGGGCACCCAAACCCAACGCACCTGAGTTGGTACACGAGGCGTTGCAACCAGCGATTCGTTACACCAAGGAACAGTGCTTGGACTTACCGCCCGTCATCACGATGACCCGCGAGGTTCCGCTGACACCACAGCAGGCCAAGTACTACAACCTGTTGAAAGACCAAATGCTGGTGCAGGCAGCAGGAGAAACCATCACAGCGGTCAACGCTGCGGCTGGCGTATCCAAGTTGTTGCAGATCAGTTGTGGCGCTGCCTACACAGACGACCGCGAAGTAGTTGAGTTCGACTCAGCACCACGCTTGCATGTGTTGGAGGAAATCTTGGAAGAGACGAACCGCAAGGTACTGATCTTCGCTCTGTTCCGCAGCACCATCGACACAGTCGAGCAACACCTCAAGAAGAAGGGCATCGGCGTTGAGTGCATCCACGGCGGTATCACGGCAAGCAAACGCGCTGACACCATCCGACGCTTTCAAAACGAACCCGACACTCGCGTGTTGGTGATGCAGCCTCAAGCATCAGCGCATGGCATCACGTTGACTGCTGCCGATACGGTTGTTTTCTACGGTCCTTTGATGTCGGTTGAGCAGTACGTTCAGTGCATCGCACGCTCCGATCGCAAGGGTCAGGACTCCGACAAGGTGACGGTCATCCACATCCAAGGTTCGCCCATCGAGAAGAAAATGTTTAAGGCATTGGAGGGCAAGGTAAGTGACCACTCACTACTGACACAAATGTTCGACACAGAAATAAATTCTTGAAAGGAGTTGCAACCCAGAGTTTTTTATGTACACTGTCCAACCTTAGACAAAATAACAGGAGAAGCACAATGTCTGACGAAGTAGTACCCCTCGATAAACTTGCAAAGGTTTATCGCAAAATCAAAACACAGATCGACACCTTGACCCAAGAGTACGACACGCAAGTGGAAGCGCTCAAGGCACAGCAAGACCAGATCAAGTTCGCAATGAAGGACACGATGAAGACGCTTGGCGTCAGCACGGTCCGCACAGAATTCGGGACGGTTTCCTTGGTGACCAAGACCCGCTACTCGACGCAAGACTGGGACTCGTTCAAGAAGTTTATTCTTGAGCACGAAGTCGTAGACCTGCTGGAGAAGCGTATCGCGCAAACCAACATGGCAAACTTTCTCGAAGAGAACCCCGGTGTTCTACCACCGGGACTTAACGCGATGACTGAGTACGACATCTCAGTTCGCAAACCCACCAACTAAGCACCTTTAAGGAATTGCTATGACAAAGAAGACTAGCACCGCAGAGATTCTGGAGCCTACTCCTGAACAAGTCGAGGCACATTTCGCAGCACAGGAACAGGACACTGTACGTGCCGCACAGTGGGGACGTGAGTCCGCGCTTGAGAAAGCCCTCGCACACCACAAGATCAACGGCGGCATGTTGACGGTTGCACAACTGATCGACAACGCAAAACAATTCCACGCTTACATCTCAGGAGAATAAACATGAGCAACATCGCACTTTTCAGCCCAGCAAACGTCCCCGCCTTCGCACGTAACAACGAACTGTCTGACACCGCCAAAGCCCTGACCGGTGGTGGCGTTAACAACAGCAAGCGTATCTCCATCAAGGGCGGCGTGTTCCGTCTCTTGGCCGGTGGTAAAGAGATTGCTACTGTGGACGAGCGCTTCTTGGACGTCATCATTGTGAAGGCTGCCCCCAAGGTCAGCCGCGTGTTCTACGCCAAGTCCTACGACAGCGAGAACGTGACCGGCCCAGATTGCTCAAGCAATGACGGCGAGCGTCCAGACGCACACATCAAGACACCACAGAACAGCGCTTGCCACAACTGCCCACAGAACATTGCTGGCTCAGGTACAGGTAACACACGCGCTTGCCGCTTCAACCAGCGTCTCGCAGTGGTCTTGGAGAACAACCCAGAAGGCGACGTCATGCAGTTGACCCTGCCTGCTACGTCAGTTTTCGGTAAGGAAGAAGGCGACAAGCGTCCGTTGCAAGCCTACGCTCGCTACCTCGCAGTGCAGAACCCTCCGATCAACCCCGAGCAGATCGTCACTCGCATGAAGTTCGACACCAAGTCTGAGTCACCCAAGCTGCACTTCGCACCCACACGCTGGTTGACAGAAGACGAGTACGCGATTGTGAAGAACCAGTCCGAGAGCGAAGATGCCAAGCGTGCTATCCAGCAGAACGTGGCGCAGATCGACGGCGTGAAGCCTGCCGCTGCCCCCTTGAAGCTCGAAGGCAAGCCATTGGTTGAGACCGTTGAGGAAGACGAAGCGCCAGCACCCGCTCCTAAAGCGGCAAAGGCAAAAGCCAAGGCAGTCCCAGTGGAAGCTGACGACGAGCCAGAAGTCCGCAAGGAACCTGCCAAAGTAAGCGCCGTGCCAGCAGGCAAAGGCAAACTGTCCGACATCGTGTCCGATTGGGACGACGAGTAATCAACGAGGGGGCTTCGGCCCCCTTCAAAAACTATGGCCTACTCACAAAAAATCATTGACCTCGTGAAGTCGTCGCCGAAGACGCCGGGCAATCAGCTTGGGCGTTGGGCGGTTCACTTGGATTTCCCCGTAACCAAGATCGCGTATGCGTTGGGCGTAACCCGCCAGACCGTGTACAACTGGTTCGAGGGCAAGGACGTGTTCGTCGCGTATCAAAACCGCGTCGATCTACTGGTAAAAATAATGTCCACGTCAAATACGGCGGACGAAGCATGGAGAAAAATATGTCGGGAATACAACCTAGAAGCCTGAGCAACCGTGAGCTGATTACGTATGCCCTCTCAGAGATGCACAACGAAGACGGTATGCCCCTGTCCTACCAGATAGAACTTCTGCGCCGTTTCAACTTGCTTGCAGAACTGGACGACGCACCCGCCGAAGACCCTGCACAGCTCGAACTCTTTCCCGAAACAAAATAAAAACCAAGGACGACTATGGAACCGCTTGAGTTTCTAGCGGAGGTTTTGCCGCCACCCGGTAACGGGTACTACTGCGTGGCAGAACTGACCAAGAAGAAGGAGCACGTCTATGTGGAGACGCTTGAGGAGGCGCAACCCACAATCGACAAATGGAACAAGCTCGGATACGACATCTACTTCGGTCTGGGTACGTTCGGAGAAGCAGGCTCACGCGTAGCCTCAAATGTCCACATGTGTAAAGTCATCGCTGTGGACGTGGACTGTAACCACCCCAAGGACATCCCCGATGCGGACGGTGTCGTCAAACAGAAGGCATACCCTTCACCCAAGGCAGCGGCCAACGCTATCGTCAAGTTCTCGGAAGAGTCTGGGCTGGCAGCACTGGGCAGTCCTTGGTTGGTGGCATCAGGCGGCGGGGTACACGCATACTGGCCGCTCAAGGAAGCCGTCTTCATCGAGGAATGGAAGCCTGTGGCCGAAGCGTTCAAGCGCCTGTGCTTTCAGAAGGGCTTGCAGATTGACCCAACAGTAACGGGCGATGCGTCACGTGTCTTGCGTGTACCGGCCACTGTGAACAACGGCGTCAAAGGCAAGAACAAGGTGCGCGAACTGACCCACGTCACGTTCAAGAACCAAGGCGACGTCTTCGAGCTGGACGACATCCGCGCTGTGCTGGAGCGAGAGCTGGTTGGCACGCCCTACGAGGCGAAGAACCTACCCGCGCCTAGCCTGAACCTGCCCGGCCAACGCCCATCCCAAGAGCTGTCAGCTACGACGGTCAAGTTGTTTGAGAACAGCGTGACTAAGTTCGGCATCATCTACAAGAAGACCAAGGCTGGCGAAGGATGCGAGCAACTGCGCCACTACGTAGAGAACGCATCGGATGACGGCATGGAGCCGCTCTGGCGCGGTCTGTTGAGCTACGCACAGAAGTGCGAAGACGGCTTGAAAGCTGCGACGTGGTTGAGCGGTTTGCACCCCTACGACACAGATCGTATGAACCAGAAGCTGGCCGAGATCAAAGGCCCGTACCCTTGCACGAAGATGGACTCGGAGAACCCCGGCGTCTGTGTTGGCTGCAAGCACTGGGGCAAGATCACCAACCCCCTGATTCTCGGACGTGAGACTGCGGTCGTCACAGAAGAAGTCGTCATCGAGGTTGAGTCAACGCCCGGCCACAAGGAAGATGTCCGACGCCCTGAAGCTCCACGTGGCTACGCCTACGGCAAACGCGGTGGCGTGTTCATGGAGAAGGAAGACGAAGATGCCGACGGCAACAAGGTGGTCAAGCAGGTGATGCTGCTGCCGTATGACCTGTTCCCCGTAGACATTCTCAACACCAACGGTGACCACACAATTCACATGCTGGCCCTGCGCCCAACTGGGGTGCAGACAGTAACGCTGCCACAAAAGGCAGTCGTAACAAAGGACGAGACTATGAAACAACTGGCAAGTCAGAACATCATCGCCTCATTTGGCGGTGGTAACGATGCCAACCTGTTCGGGTACATCCGCGCAGTCGTGGAGAAAATGTCCACAGAGAAAGCCCCAATCGCTGTTCCAGCAAGCTACGGCTGGCAAGACGACGACAGCTTCGTGTTTGCAGGCGCTGTCTATAAAGCTGGTCAGGAACCCATCAAGGTTCCAATGGCTGGCCTTGAGAACATCGTCATGAACACGCAGCCTACCGGTACGCTAGAAGCATGGCGCAAGTTCATCAACATGCTAGTGGCCAAGAAGATGTGGGATCACCTCGCTGTTATCTTGGCAAGCGCTGGCTCACCGCTGATGCGCTTCACTGGCCTGCATGGTATGACTGTTCACTGCGCTTCGACCGAGTCAGGTACGGGTAAGACTTTGGCGTTGGACGGCGCAGCTTCTATCTGGGGCCACCCCATCCACTACCGCACGGGCGCTGGCACTTCTCCTGTTGCTATGCAACAACGCTTGGGTCTGCTGCACAGCACGCCCCTGATTACCGACGAGATCACATCCAAGAACCGTGAAGGCTTTGAGTGGTTCCCTTCTTTCCTGCTTAGTATGAGCGAGGGGCGCGGCAAAGAACGTATGGAGTCAGGCTCGAACAAAGAACGCTTGAACCTGTCTACTTGGTCAGCGATGGCCATCATGTCTTCAAACACACACGCCGTGGACTACATGACTGGCGCACGCAACCACTCCTCAGAAGGTGAACTGCGTCGCTTGATCGAGTACATCATGGACGAGAAGCTGTCGTGGACCCCCGACGAGATCGAGATCATCAAGTCCTTGCAAGACAACTACGCGGTGGCCGGTGACGTACTGGTTCGCTTCATGGTCAACAACATCAAGGACATCGAGGCTTTGGTCAAGAAGACTGTGCGCCACATGTACGACGAGTACAAGGCTCCCAACGACGAGCGCTTCTGGATGTCTGGCGTAGGTGCAGCGATTGCCGCTGGCATCATCTTCGGTAAGAACCACGCTGGCATTGCAGAGATCCCCTTGCAGCCAATCATGGACAGCTTTGGTGTTCGCATTGCCGCGCACCGTCTCGCTATTAGCGGCGGTAAGCGCAAGGCAGAGGACGTCCTCAACGAGTACGTGCAAGAGAACTACGGCCACTTCGTCATCGTCCACTACGGCGAGAAGGCTGGTCCACTGGCGCACTTGGGCAACGACGCTGCGGTTGACCGCAACACTACCCGCACGCAGGTGATGGGGCGTATCGAGCACGGTGTGGCCGCAGGCTACTCGGACTTCTTCATCGAAGAACGCTTGCTCAAGTCTTACTGCTCGCAGCGCAGCTTCGGCTACGCCACCTTGAAGAAGGAACTTGAGGCGCAGTTCGTGGTGTCGTACCTAGTGCGCAAGGACTTGATGGCCAAGACCAACGGTCCAGCCATGCGTGTGAACGTCATCAAGATCAGCCGCCGTACTGATGAGTTTGACGAGGACCGTCTCCGTGCGCTGGCCTTGGAGCAAGGTTAAGAACGGGCAGGGGTTCTTTGTCCCCTGCCTAGACACCGAAGCGGTCAAGAAGAAGGGACTGAGCGAGGCGCTCAGATCCCGTATCTTCAATGCCCAAGCTCAGACCGGAATCTGGCGAGGGCGTATCGGCGTTATTTTTTTCCGAGGGACGATTCGGCGGACTTGATGCGTTGCATGAACTGGGTGGAGAGTTGCTGGCGCACCTCGTCCAGTTTGTCCAAGCGGATGCGCAGCTCGTCAGCGCTAAGGTTGCCACGGTTACGCAAGGCGTCTTCCTGCTGCTTGAGCTTACCCATGTTGGTCGTGTAGCTGTTGGCCAGAGGGGCCACAGTAACTTCGGCACGGTGCTCGGCCAAGAAAGATTTAACGTCTTCGACTGTCCCCGTCTTCTTGAGTGCAGCGTAGGACGCAGCCGCTTGCTTGGCTTCGTTGGCCAAACGGTAAACCACGTCAGCATCCGCACCACCGAACTTGCGCTGGAACATTGAACCAAACACAGGCAGGTCAGAGGCACGGGCTGTGGGCGTATCGGGCTTGCCTTCGCCGCGCAGCATTTCGTTGGTGGCAGCCGCAACAGCCAACGGCAGGGAGCCGAAGTAGCCACGGGCCAAGTGCTCGATCTGCACAGGTGAGAGGCCGGGAAGCATCTTGGCCAAAGCCTTGGCAGCTTCCGTTGTGTTCGCTGTGTAGCGGTCTTCTGGCAGCTTGCTCTTCATGGACGCTGACTCAATGTCGTAGCCGTTGAAGAAGTTCTTGTTGGCCCACACCTCGAACAAAGGCTTAACTGCTTGAGGCGCTGCCATTGAGCTGTAACCGGGCACGGAGCTCAAGAACATGTCGCGCAGTGCAGCCAACTGCTGCTTGCCGTCGGTCTCTGCTTTCATAGCGTCGGCTGCGGCCACGGCCAAGGAGAAGAACCAGCCGGATTCATACGGCACAGGGATCTTCACAGGCTCTTCCACACCGGGCAGGTGCAAGAAGAAGTTGCCGTATTTGTCGCGAGGCTTGGCATTCTTGTAGTAGTCGTCATCTTCCATCGCCATCGCGTAGATGATGCCCGTACCTGCCAAGAGCATGGCGTTGTTGAAGAACTTGCGCTGAATCTTCAGGCGCTCGTTGAACGGCATGTTGCCGCGCATGGCTTTGGCCAGCACGTTCAGACCTTGAATCTGCGCGTTAAAGAACGGGATCAGGCGGTTTGCGTACTGGATAGTGGGTGACAGACCGCGGTTGTAGAAGTTCATGGACTCCATCACCGCCAGTTCAGCCTCGGTCTCAGACAAGCCGTTGTTGATTGCGTTCTCATACACCAGCGCACGGGTAGCAGAGTCAGCACTCATCGCTGCACGGTCGGTCATGGCCAACAGCTTGTCAATGGAACTGGCATCCTTGCCGCTGGCCAACTGCAACGCGAAGGCAGACAGATCGTCAGGGTCGCCCGTGAAGATGTTGCTTTGGACCAAGCCCTTCTTGATGAGTTCAGCGCCTGTCTTGCTTTCGCCGCGCTGCATGGCCACGAACTCTTTCATCGCTTTGCCAGAAGCTGTCAGCGGGTTGTAGTCCAGACCAGCGGTGAACGATGCGGCCATTGGGTCACGCACCAACTGGCGCAAGATGTATGGAGGCATACGGGTCACGCCCTTGCGGAGCAAATCGCCGAAGAAGCCGCCGACCTTCAAGAAGCCGGGCAATGTCAGGTGCGTACCTTCAAGGCTGCGAACCACCAGCGCGGACGGGATGCCTTCGAGCGGTGTGCCCTCAGTCTTAACACGCAACCAGCGCTTGCCGTCGTCCTTGGGGTCCTTTGGGTCAGGCTCTTGGTTAAACGTGATGATGTCGTTACCAGCGGGGTGCACGCCCTTGTGGATTGGCATGGCGCTAGTCGGCTTACCTTCTTTGCTGACAGGGCCGTGACCTTCGCCAAACGCCTGCATAGAGTAAGCAATTTCTTTGGCGGCCAAGTTACCCAAGCCCATACGGGTCAGCAACATGGTGTTGCGCATGATCGACTCGTTTAACGGGAGAATCTTGGTCTCGCCGCCTTTGAGTTCCTGCAAGTACGGCTGATGACGGGCGTCACCAATCGTCAGGGTCTTCTCACCGCCAAGCACCAACTCCGCTGTGCCGTCTTCACGAACGCGGTAGTAAGGGACGTAGTCCTCGTCTTTCAACAAGTCTTGCGCCAAGGCTTTAGAAATCTTACCGGTGCTGGCCAAGAACTCAATCATGCCGCGGTTGTATGCGTTGTAGCGCTCACGTGCTTTGTTGAGTGCAGCTTCCAGCTTAGGGTCGGCTTGCACATCGGCCAAGGCAGCAGCCAGCTTTTCTTCGGTAACGCCAAGAGCGCCCAAGTCCAGAGCAGACAAGCCTTTGTTCTTGGCGCGGAGTGCTGCCAAGTATGTGGTCAACAAGGCGTAGCGGCCTTGCGAGTTACCCGCAGGGATGTCGGCCGTAGCTTCAAACACTTCCTTGGCGCTGTCTTTGCCGGAGCTTTCAACGCGGTGCAAACCCTTCTCGTCTGTACGAACGACAGGAGCGCCGGTAGCCAAAGCAGCCGACACGACGGGCATGTATTGGTCAGACTTCTTCAAGTTGTACATGGCTTGGGTGTACATGTCGTCGTTGCCAAGAGCCTTAGTGCCCAGCTTCAACGCTTCGCGCACACCGGCACGCATGTCCACAGTTTCCATCTCAACTTCAAGCGCTGGGTTGTTGCCCTGACGCTCGCGCCAAGTCTTAGGCTGCGCAATGATCTGGTCGGCCAGCTTAGTCAACGCGTTCTCGCCGTCGTACTCAGGGCGCTTAGTGCCAAAGATGTTGGCTGCGTCGGCTACGCCTTCGAGCTTGCCGGACTGCATGTACAAGCGCTCGATCAAGTTCTGGGCAGCTTGCGTTTGTGTCTGGGCTTTGTTCAGGCCGAGCAGGTGCATGAACGCGTTGTAGATGCGGCGAAGCATCGTGGCTCCGTACCACTTCTTCTCGCTCATCTTGTCACGCAAGGCAGCGTTGGACTGGACTTCAGACGCAAACTCTTTGACGTCTTCTGCGGCGTACTCGCCGGTCAGTGTGCCATCTTTCTTGAGCTGGTTGAACATGGCGTTGATCTCGCGCTTGGCGGCCAGTTGGTCAGCGTTGAGCTTCTCTTCTGGGCCTTCCAAGGCACGCATCGTGGCAGCGTGGACTGCCTCGTGAATCAAGTTTGCCTCGGTCTCATAGCCGGGGCGAATGCCGATCATGTTCTCTTGAGAGTTGTAAGCGGCAGGAACCGCGTTGCCTTTGACCGTCAGATCAGGGGAGCTGGAGATTCGGGTACGAGCCACTAGCTTTTGCAGCTTCTTGGCGGTGTCGCGCAAGAACTCGTGGGGGCTGTCGGTGGCCACTGCTGCCAAGGCATCTAACAAACGGTTGTCGGCAATCGCTTCTTTGGCGTCATCACTCAACATATCTTGCTGTGCCGATGTGGTCTCGGAAGCTAGGTCGTAGTCAGTTTCTGGCAAGCCTTTGGCCACTGCGTTAGCTGCGCGGCGCAGAGTATTCTCGTCAAAAGCATTGAGCGGTTTGCCTGCCTTTTGCTTGTCCTTGATGCGGATCAAGTCCTCAGTGCGCTCGGCCAGTGTGTCGCGCTCGTTCTCTTCCTTGGCGATTGGGCCGATGCCTTTGCCTTTGAACACAGTGCCCTTGGCCTTAGCTGCCTTGGCTGCTTGCGAACGGGTCAGTGCTTCGCCGGTAGTAGTTGGTGCGTTAGCGCGGGTAGCGCCTTCTGCTGCCGCAGCCTTGGCTGCTTGCTGGGCCTTGCGTTCTTTGGCAACAGTGCCAGCAACTACAAACGCGGACTTGGGTGCACGTTCTTCAGTGGTAGCCAGCACGCCTTGGTTGATCTTGTCTTCGATGTAGGCGATCTTGTTGAGGACACCGGCCAGTTGGTTGATGTCGCGACGCATACCAATCCAAGGACGCACAGGGTCTTTGGAGATGCTGACCAGCTTGTCGGTGTAGGCTTTCTCAGCAGCGGCCAGCTTTGGCTCAATAGCAGAGCGCTGGTCTGCGGACTTGGCTGCTTTGTACTGGGCCTCAAGGTTGTCGCGCTTGTTTTTAAGATCGTCGGCCGAACGGACGATTGCATCACGGGACTCTTGCTGTGCGTTTTGAACGCGCTTGTTCAGCTTTGTCTCGTAGCCACGGAAGCCTGCCAACGAAGCGTTGGGGTTCTCGCGGATGTCGTCCATTTCTTTCTGGCTGAACTTGGGTGCGTCCATGTCGAACGCCATCTCTTTGGCAACAGCAATAGGGTCGATCGCGGCAAGACGTGCCCAGCGTTGGGCATCCGTCAGCGCATCAAAGCGCTTACCGTCAAGCGAGTCGGCCATCGCGGTCTCAAGTTGCTTACGCTGTGCGCGGTCAGCTTCGGCACGTTGCTCGGCTTGCTTGAGTTCGGCCATGCCTTCCTCAGCGCGGCGCTCTGCGGCCACATTAGGAGCGGCAGCTTCACGGGCTTCCTTGCGACCCTTGGCGGCGTAGGGGCTGGTGCGCAAACGCTCGAACTCTTCAGGTGTGGGCTTCTCTGCGGCCAAGCTCTTGTCGATGGGGAACAAAGACTGTTGGCCAGCGTTATCTTGTGCAACGCCTTCGTACAAACGCACGTACTTTTCCAACTCCTGCTGCATGGACAAGGCAGGGGCTTCCATTGCTCGGGTCGATGGGCCGCGCAGTGTAGTGGCGCTCTCTTCGCGAACGCGCTTAGTAACGGGTACTTCCTTGGCTTCGCCGGGCACGCCTGTCTTCTGTGCTTCGGTTGGGCGACGGTGCGTCACCTTCATGATGTCCTTCACACCAGCGCGGCTTGGCTCTTGGGCGAAACCTTCTTGGGGCTGCACAGGGAAGCCTTGGTAGTTCACCTCGCGGCGAGCGGTGGGTTCAGGCATGTAGCCTTCTTCTCCGCTTTCAATCTTGGCCAGTTGCTGGTCCAGTAGTTCAAAGAAGCTGCCGTTCGACGCAACGTCTTGCTTGGTGTACGAGCCGGGAACCTTGCGGATCTCTTCCAAGTTGGAGTCGATCTGTGGGAGCACTGACTCGGCACGGCGCAGGAATTCGTAAGCGTCACCACTCAAATCCTTCTGGGCCATTGCACTGGCCAGACGCTGCGACAAGTTGGCGTAGTCCGATGGGCGCTCAGGCGCATCACGCAGGGTGAACAGACGGAAGCCACCGCCCGGACCTTTCTGGAACTTACGTTCGGCTTCTGGTTTATTCTCTTCTGCGGTAGGCAACAGCTCTTCGCCGGGCTTAACGCCACGCAAGGCTTGCTCGGTTTGAGCGATAGCAGCGGAGGGGAACTGTGCTTTGGCCACGCCTTCTGTGCCAAAGCCGGGGAGGCCCATGAGTCCACTATCAACATTCTTCTTTGCAATGCGTTGCAGTGCGTAGGCTTCAGGCGCTATGCGACGTTCGCGTTCAGCTTCGGTGCGAGCAGCTTCTTCTGCGCGGCGTGCGTCTTCCAACGCGGCCTGCTCTTCGGATTCTGCAAGTTGCGTAGGGATGGCTGGCTGTGGCTTTGGTGCAGCGGCACGTTGTAGCTTGAGGGCGTCACGCAGCGTAGACAGAACGACGCGGTTCTCTTTGACGGAAAGATTGGGTACAGCCACATTGAACTGCACCATCTGGCCAGCCATCTTTGGGTCAGCCATCAAGTACTGGACGTAGTCACCAACGCGGTCACCGGGGTCTTTAGCGGCAGTAAGTGCACGCTCATTTGCCAGATTGATCTGGTTTGCTGCATACTCTTGTACAGGCGCTGCTTTGGGGGCAGGAGTGGCTGTGGCCATCTGTGTGTACGGAGTGCCTTCAGGTGTCTCTACTTGAGGCTGTGCCGTGGGCGTAACCGATGGTGGCTGTTGGGCCAGCATGGCTTCCATTGGCGTCATCTCAGCGCGAGCTTGCTCGGCTTGTTGCTGCGCTACAACAGCTTTAAGTTGGCGGTACTCAGGCGTGCGTGACGTGAGCTGCTGGCTCAAGTCCTTGAGCTGTGCTTGCTGCTCTTTGTAGACAGCCTTCTCTTCAAACGACGCATCTTTGCCAGGCTTTTGCAACTCGGAGCGAACCTTCTTGAACTGGTCGTTCAGGTCGTTGTACTCTTGGACGAATTGTTGCGCGTACTCGGGGGACTGCTTGCGCTCTGCCTCGGCCTGCGCTGCCTGTTGCTGTTGCGCAACAAATTGTTGGCGTGTTTCGGCTTCGGCCTGCTTGCGTTTGTTTTCTTCCGCGCTACGAGCTTGGCCAATCTCACGGCTGCGTTCGGCGTAGCGGCCGGGGGCGGACAATGTGCCGCCAAGGACTGCGCCACCAATCAAGCTGTCCCAATATTCGTTACGTGCTTTCTCGTCCGTAAGGTTCAGACCTGCCTGCAAACGCTCGAAGAACTGCTGACCTGCTTCAGTCAAACCTTCTGCGCCTGCGGCTTTTGCACCGGATGCGGCGTAGTCGCCCATCATCCGCATAGTGCCTTGCTTAGCAATGTCTGCTGCTACTTTTTCAGGCACGTCCTTACCGGCGGCAGCAAATATGTTGCGGATACCGGGGGCCATCTTGAACGACACCACGTCCAAAGCAGCTTGAGGAATGGCTGCTGCTGCGGCTGAGCCAAGGTTCGTGTCCTTGAGACTCTTGCCTTCTTCCATCTGACGAGACAGGTTGGAGCCAGTGAACTGCGCCAACGATGCCAGACCCGTAGCGCCAAGAGCGGCAGCACCTGCGGGGGCCAGCGCACCAGCAGCGATAGGAGCCGCCATGTAAGGCAGCGAACCGCCTAACAGTTCTTTGGTCTTTTGAATTGGGGCTTCAGTCCAGCCTTCTGTGGTGGGCTTGAATGTCTTGGCGCGGTAGGCTTCGCCTTCTTTGATTGCTTGCTCGGCAGCAGCTTGGTCCATGAGACCGGTACGGCCTGCCAGTGCGGTGACATCGCTCTTGAGAGAAGAAGCGCCAGCTTTGAGCGCGGGGATAAAGCCGCCCTTGGGCTGCTCTTGCTCTTTCGGCTGCTCTATCTGGAGACCAAACGACGCAGGATACATCTCCTGCGCTCGAATCCATGCCTGTGCCGGGGACTCACCCTCCCGAATGGTTACAGAGTTTCCGTCTGGTAAGGGCAGGTATTTTGGCATGGTGTCTAAATTTTGTCGGCTTAGAAAAAACCCCGTCAAGGCCGTCCTGACGGGGCGGGTTTCACAGATTTTACTGTGTTATGGCAGTACTTGACCAGTGGCTTTTCCCGTAGCGCTTGGAACATTTCCAAACATCTGGATCTGCTGCATCTGTTGGGCAAACTGCTGAGCAGTCAACGGTGGGTTCAGCGTAGTGTCTTTGCCAGCGGTGGACTTGAGGTAGTCGCCATACAACTGAGACATGTTCAGCTTGCCTGCTTGGATCGCGGTCATCTTCTCCAGACCCTTAGTCACGTCGCCCTTACCCAGAGCCATCAGCAACTGCTGCTGTGCACCTGGCATACCGGCGGCTGCAATGTGGGCCTTCGCTGTCTCGTGGCTGCCAGTGAGAGAGGCGATGCCTTGCATGGCTGAGTGCTGCCATGCTGCTTGACGGTCCTTGGACTTCTCTGTAAGTTTCTCGTAGGAATCAATATCCCCACGCTTGTAAGCGTACTGCGCGTTCTCGATGTCGGCACGCATCTTGTCACGTTCACGTGCGGCTTTCTTCAAGTCTTTCAGAGCCTCGTTGTAGTCTGTCACACCGCTCATTGCACCTTCGCCGATGTTCTGGAACGCATACTGAGACTTGCCTGCCATCATGCCAAGACCTGCCTTGAGCAGCGCCATCTTCAATGCGGATTCTTTGTCACCAGCAGCGCCAGCTTCTTCCTTCTCCACACGGGCCATCTGCTTTTCAGTAGGGTCCGTACCCAGCGCGGCCTTGCGTTTTGCCAAGTATGTTGCTTGGTCCTCAGTAGCCTCGGGCTTGAATTGCTCAGCGTACTTAATGAAGCCGGGAACAGGGCTTGCCAAGCTGGGGCGTGCTTGAGGCACATAAGGCGTGTTGCCGCCACCGGTAGTATCGACGCCGTCAGCAGCATCTTTTTGCATCGCTTGATTGGCCCCTTTACGGGCGTCTCGGTCTGCCATGTACTCGTCGGTAGCTTTCTCGAAAGCGGTGAAGTCCGTTGCGCCTTTGTCCGAAGTGTCCTTTTTATCGGCTTTGGACTCTTGGTACTTTGAGCGTTCTTCACGACGGCCCTGCAAGTACTTTTGAATTTTTTGCAAAGTTGTATCGCTAGAACCGTCGCCTGCTTGTGGCATGAACTGCGTTGTGCCGGGGACGTAGCCGGGGATGTCACCAAGAACACCACCAACAAGACTGCCGTCCGTAGTGTTGCCTTGATAGCGCGGTACGTGGCCACCGCCAGCCATACGCATTACAGGCTCGTTGTTGTATGCCAGTTGTTCAGGGGTATCTTCGTAGCCAGCAATACCACCGTCAGCCATGCGCTGCATGTTGGGGGCCGACAGAGCGCCAATACCTTGCTGTTCGGGGAGCTGAGGCTGGGGCGCCATTTCTGCAATATCTTGGTCCGCCACTGTTGGTGGTTTCTGGCCAGCCATCTGCGCCTGTTGGGAAGCGCGGAGTTGCTTACGTGCGTTGCTTTCGGCAACTGCCAACGACAAAACGTATGGGTCGGTCTTGTGCATTGCAGCGTATTGTTGCAACTGGTTGTCCGGCATGTTGCGCAGGACTGACGTGATTTGATTGACGTTTGGGATTGCCATGTCGTTTCCTTATGCCATCTTAGCCATAGCCAAACCGGCCAGACCGTCGGACTTTTTCTCTTTAATTGCGCCGCCTTCAGCTTTGCCTATGCCAAGCGCTGCCGCAGACAAGCCCAGACCTGCTACTTGAGACACGGCACTTGGGGGCGCTTGGTACACCTGCGCTGTCTGGTTGGTCATTGGTAAGCCACGCAGCAAGTTGGACATGAAGCTCAACTGCTGGTACGGGTAGTTCTGCTGGTTCAGGTAGTCTTGGTACTGGTTGTTCAGCACGTTCTGGACTTGTTGCTGTTGCTGACCACCGAACTGGTTCTGCATGTTCAGGAGGCCCATGTTCTGGTTGTACTGCGTGTTGCCAATATTAGCCAAGTTGCTTGCTGCCGTGTTGGCTGTTTGCAAACCTTGAAGTCCAAGACCCGCGCCGAACTGTTGCTGCTGAGCGTTTTGCTGGTTTTGTGTGTTGTACTGCTGCTGTGCGCTATTGAATGCGTTGAACTGGTTTTGGCCCAAGTTACGTTGCAGCTCGGCATTAGCCTGCGCACGCATGATGGCGTCGCGGCCACCGCCAAAAGCACCAGCATTGGCTGCTTGAGCTTGTTGACCTTGTTGGGCAATCGCAGCGTTACGGCGTGTAGCGTCGTTCATGACATCCAAATAAGGATTCATCATGTCTTTGGCCGTCTGCCCTGTGAAGTTCGAGGGGTTGAACGTGTACTGGGTGTTCAGTGCGCCAAGACCGGCCATGCCGGACAAAGCCGTTGCATCTTGCAACTGAGGCGCAGTCTGCATTGTTCCTGCGTTCTGGTATGCCTGCTGCTGGAGGGGCGTGAACTGAGCAACGCGATCCCCTTGGTACTGCATGTAGGGGTTTTGGTTCAGGTCAGTAACTGCCTGACCTTGGCCTAGCATCGACTCGACGTACGGCTTCGCGTAGTCGGGGATCGTGGTGGTCGTGTTTACTGTTTGGGTTGCGTCAGCCATGTCGGCTCCTTAAACGGGGAGATACTTGTCAGAGCGGCTATTGGCCGCCACCTTACCTTTGCCGGTGGTTTTGCCACGGGCCTTTTGGACACGGTCCATCATTGCGTAGAGCTTACGTGCGCCTGCTTCGGTAGAACCGTTGCCGAGTTCCGAGACGATACGGGCAGGAACCACGAACTCGCCGTCAGCCAAACGGGCTGGCTGCTTGTTGCCAATCGAAGCGGGGATGCTGTCAGACACGCCGTCACCGGGACCGCGCAAGAGGCGACCGCCATCAGAGTAGCCGCCGAGGTTGTAGCCAGACATGCCGCCACCGGCCAAGCCCATGAGACCGCCACGTTTAGCTGACGAGCCGTCACCACCATCACCCCCATCACCACCATCACCCCCATCACCACCGTCACCATCACCTGAACCGGCAGCACCGCCATCGCCGGAGTCACCACCACCACCGTCGTAGTAGCTTGAGCTTGCCGAGCCTGTTGGTATTTCAGACGCTTTGTTCACAGGGTAACGCTTCTTAGCTTCAGCCACCGAGATACCCAATGAAGCCGCGAGTTGCTCGTAAGAAATGTTGTTCTGCGCCATCCACACAGGGCGATCCAACAAGCCCTCAGTAGCCTGTTTTACAATAGAACCAAGCCACCCAGTAGACGCTGCTGGAACTTCCAAGTTTTTAGGGTCGGCAACAAAAGCAGCCAACTCTTGTTGGTTCATACCGCGAGTGGTCTGGCCAGTGTCTTGGTTGAAGTTGAACGCTTTGTAGTCAGGGTTGGCTTCGTACTTGCGTGTGACAGGGTTGAAGCGTTGAGCGAAACGAGTGTTGTCTGGCTGAACGCCGAGCACGGACTCAGAGTACGGCTTCATGATCTCACCAGTTGGCGTAGACGGAACGGTTGGGTAAGCGCCCGAACCCATGAGGTAGTCAAACGCTGCGCGGGAACCGCCAGTCTGCGTATCAAACATCTGAGCGTGTTCAGCAGCCGTTTTGGGTGCGTATGGTGCGTAGCCTAAGCTACCGCCGCCTGTGGTGTACGCATCTTTAACACCGGTCATGCCCGTGAAACCACCATCTGGACGACCGGGGATGTTAGGCGTTACGGTGGTAGAACCGTCTGTGTTTTTGCGAATGTCGCCGGGAGTTGCCACGGATACGTCTGGACGTGAAGGTGTGTTGTTGATACCGTTGGTTGGAACAATGGGCTTAGCCACAACCGGTTTCTCTTTAGCGGCGTCGTAGCGGCGCTGTACTTCGGTACTGTTCAAACCTGTAGCACGAGAGATGTCGTCCACGGACATTTTGTTTGCGTCCATGAAAGCAACCCATTCTTTGTCGGAAGGGGTTACCGCATCGGTCTGCGGATCAAATGCCAGAATCTTGCCTGCTACGTCGTAAGCATGAGAAACAGTGCCTTGGTTCCAGTAACCTTTACCCCAGTTAGGGTCGTTGGCCTGTGCTGCGGTGGCAAATTCTCCAGCCGTCATACCTTTACCGGTTAAGTTTTGGTACTGGTTTAAATAGCCGGAACCGTTTTGTCCGGATGTTGGGTCAACATAGCCTTGGGAAAGACCTGCAATGTAGCGATTAACTGCCGCAGGATCGGCGTTGTTTTGAGCAACAGCATCCGCTATGTTGATGTTTGCGTTCTTGGGGTCAGCAAAGTAACTCCCCATTTGCGCGTCAGTAAACTGGTTATACGCAGGAGTCGCGGGTGTAGCAGGAGTTGCCGGAGCGGCAGAACCACCAAAGTCCACGCCTGCATTGGAGAAATAACTCCCTACTTGGTCATTGCTGTAACCAGTGGCACGAGACAGGTCCGCTGCGGAAACACCATACTGCTGTGCAGCCGCCGCAATAGCTGCGGGGTCGTCCATGTGCGCGGACACATATTCTTTAATCTGAGCGTCAGTCACGCCACCAGCATCGTAATGCTGCACGGCTCCGCCATGAGCTAGAGCCACGATACCGCCATCGGCTGCATTAAAGCTGCGGCTGCCCCACTCGTCTGCTTTGACGGGGGTTTGTGCGGTGTAGCGTTGACCAAACGGATCGTAGTTGAATGGGCGGATGTAGCCGGGGGATGCCTTAGCCCCTGCTGCGGGGTTCTTTTGGCTCATGGCGTCCATACCTAAAGCGCCAGCAGCTGAGTACCCAATCCCGCCCATCATGCTGGAAGGACCGCCCATAGCGGTTGCAGAGTTAGCGGCCATCTGCGAGTTCAAAGCGCCGATACCGCCGGGGCTTGTCAGACGGTCAAAACCTGCCGTGGCATTACCAAAGTTCTGTGAGAACGTAGGCGCTTGCGTGACGGTTTGAGGCAGTGCAATCTTGTCTGCCATGATTGGAGAAGGCGCGGGTTGAGCTGCCGCAACAGAAGGGTCAAGCATCTTGACGTCGGGATTGAATGTTGAATCCGTGAGCGCTGCTTTTGCATTTTCAGCAGCCACTTTCTCCGCGGCAACATTTTCGGCCCCAGCAAGACGGGCAGTTTCCGCTGCACTTTCGTTAGCCACCACACTAGATTCCGCACCCATACCAGCCAAGCCAGCGCCGAGACCGTAGCCGCCGTACGCACCCAGACCGGCCATGAGACCTTGCTTCAAGTTACCTGAAGCCAAAGCGGTAACACCGCCAACCATCGCAGCCGCGCCCATTGCGGATGAGGCAATACCGAAACCAGCGGGGCCAAGCATAGCGCCAGCAACGACAGGTACGAGGCTCTTCAAACTGAACGCTTCTGGCAAGCCAGTGTGCGGGTTAACTGTCAGAGACGTGCCATGTTTTTCCGCAAGGCTTTGCAAGCCTGCGACTTCACTGGGGGTCATGTGGACAAGCATCGAGTCGCCGTTGCGACCGTGTGCTGCCATGTGGTTGGCGATAGCTGGAAGGCTCATAGCTGCCTCTTTGTTAGGGGGTTGATCGAGTTTATCATGCTGAAGTCTTTTAACCAACTTTCCAGTCGGTCCCATTAAAGAACACAGGCACGGTATTTGAGCCGCCACCAGCAACGGTTGAGTTAAATGTCGTGACCGAAGAGTCGGAGACAAACGTTCTTGCCCCCGCCTTGGACGTAACTGCGCTAGGTAGCGTGGCAACGGTGTGTACGGTAGTCGAAAGAACAACCGAGCTAACCATCGAATTTAACGTACCGTTTAACTGGTTGAAGTACAAACGCAAGACGTTGTTGAGCTGGTCTACGTATCTGCGTTCGTATTCCTCCGGCCCAAGGGGTAAGTTGGGTACTGCGGGGTTGATAATCGGATTTGTAGCCATTAACGACGTCCGTCAGGGCGAATGTCAATACGAGGAGCACCAAGCTGCCAAGTCGTATTGATTTGGTTAGAGGCCATCTTGAAGATTAACTGACGACCGCGCACTCGGGTGTAAACAATGCCGGTGTACTCTTCAGTAATGTCGTAGTTGCTGCCCTTAACAACCGTACCAGAAGCCGAAGCACCCGCGCCAGAACCAGAACTAGCCAGCGGATAAAGCGTCATGGTGACTCGAGGAGCCACGCCTGCGGGGGTGTTTGCCGAGTTTTCAAACGTCAAGTCTGGCAGCACGCGCCAGATATAGCCAAAATTATGGCCGTCACCGATGTCAAATTCAGACGAAGAAATGTAAGCGTCAATAGCCGCAGGTGTGCCTGTCTCGTTGTCGTTGATGCCCGACTCATGGTTGACGATGATATGGTTGTACGTAGTCGCAATAGGGCTGTCGAGCAGGCCGGAGTCAAGCCAAGCAGTGCGTGCTAGCGTGCCGTAATACCAGATTTTTTCTGCATAGTTATAGATTACATAACGGTCAACTGTTACGGAATCGGCGGAACAGTAGTACCACCACACCTCATTAAATCCCTCGTTTGTGCCCGAGAACACTTGAGAGTTTTGCTGAAGGTTGATGTCATTAAACACGTAGCGACGCAGATCGCAGTTGAGCGTTTGGATGCGGCCGTCGTAGGCATAGAACTTGTCCACACCCATCCAATACACAACGCCCGACGCCAAAGAAGCAGCGTTGGGGCCCATAGTGGAGATGTTGTCGCCAAGCAACTGAGACTGCCAAACGTAAGGAGGGCCAAGGTATTGCAAAGAATACGCACTGGAGTCCGTCAGAATAAAAATTTCCTGACGTGTCTGAATAGCGGTAATGATCTCTGAGCCGTGCGACAAACGTGCGCTACCTGCCTGATTCGTTGCATCTGGTGTCCAGTTGTACGGGTCTTCTTGGTCAGACCAGCGAATCAACATAGGGTCAAGCGTTGCCGAACCGTAGTCATTACAGCCCAGCGCAAGGATAAAACGCTTTGAGTCCGACACCGTGATGCCATTCTGCACAGTCGGCACGTCCACCAATAAGGAGATGTAAGCGTCAACAGACGCCGAGCCAGACGTATCCACCACAGTACCTGCGGAGTTCAAGAGCTGGAACGTGACACCGTCAGGGCTAAACACAGAATACGTTGTGTCCACAGACATCCCAGTCGGCAAACTACCACCAGCTTCGACGTTGAACTGGATAAATGCCCCTTCAGTCAGGGCAAAACCTGTAAGAGTGACGATTGCTGGAGAAGCGGCAGTTATGGATACAGCGCCCAAAGTAGCCCCGGGCGTAGCTAGATTGACCCCGCGAGTGTTAACACCCGCCGTTGCATCCCAGTAATAAATACCACCACCACGAGGGCCAAAGACTAAGTCTTCACCAAAGTTGATTTGGCTCCAAAGCCGTAACGGGGTGCTCGATGTTCCGCCTGTACCCCAAGCACCTACGCCCCAACCACCAGCACCCCAACCAGTCAGAGGGATTTGATACTCAGAGCCGACATTGATTTGGTACGCAGCAACAACAGAAGCCCCGCCACCGGGAGAACCTGCAATAGCCGTAGCGTTGGGCGTGACAGAAATTGTGATCGTGTACGTGTTAGAGGTGAGTACGGTGACTTGGAACTCTCTATTTAGGACAGCAGCCGTTACGTTTGTGCCACCACCGCCAATATCCGTAGCCCCGCTAAAGGTAACAAAGTCACCTGTTTCACAACCGTGTGCGGTGTCAGTAACCGTAACTGTCGTAGAAGCAGTCAGGGCAAAGGGGTTGTTGTTAATAGTTACTGTAGTGCGGATGGGCGTGATGTCGTAATAGTTACCACCTCGGTTAATATAAAACTTGAGGTTTGTGCCGACACCGATCAGGTTCAGGTATCCAAGTGTTACCCAATTCCATAGCGAACGGCATACGCCTAAAAACGTGTTACGGGAATACGCAGTCCACCCGCCGATGACTTCGGGGTTGCCTTGACGGAAGCGCACTTTGTCGCACTCATACCAGCCGCCTTCGGTGGTGTAGCGAGTGTTCTCGCGGTTTACGCCCGGCTTGAACAGGATTTTCTGTAACGGCATCTGTGGTCCTACGATAGAAACATGGCGCGTTCGTCAATGCGACGGTTCTGCAAGCCTTTGAGAATTTTACCGCCTGCCATGCAATACTTCAAGAGCTCCTCGGCAGCACCTTCTTTATCACCCCGAAGCAACTTCTGGCGAAGCGTCGAACGCTGGAGTGTTCCCAAACCGACGTTAAAACTAAAAGACACAAGAGCATCAAACATCCCTTGTGTAAGTGGTACAGGACAGAACTGGGCGACGCCACGTTCAAATCGGGCCAAATCTGACTTAAGAATTGCATTCACTTCCTCCATCGACAGCTTGCGATCCCACCCTTCTGGGATAGGCAGAGCCTTGCGCTCAGCCAGCGGAATCTTGGCATGGTTTGGGTTAATGACGTGTCCGACCCCTACCGTCCACAGCAGGGCCGGGCATTGATATGGCTTTTGCCGCACGCCTTCGTGGTGTTCGATGACGTGGAGGGCTTTTTCACTGACGTTCATCAGTTATTACCTTTGCCGAATGCACGGCCGCCAAAGTGGAAGGTGATGATGGCAGCAAACATGATACGGGTGTCTTCGTCCCAGAGCTGGTTAGCCATGTCGTTGAAGTCTGCACCGTGCACGAAACCGTACCAGAAGGTGCCGATGTCGATCAACAGGAGCAGGAAATAGAAACCTAGCGTCAGGATCGAGCGAGTAGCAGCGCGAATATCAGTAACCCACTGAGAAGCACCTTGACCAATAGCAATGTCATGCGCGTAAATCGCTTGCATCTCAGCTTGCTGCGCACCAACAATCGCCTGCGTGGTCTGGGCGTTAGTCTGGAGTTCAATCTGGTCGGTCTTGATTTCTTCAATTTTGGCTTGGGCGGCATATCCTGCGGCAATCATTTGTAGCTCGCGCTCGGTCTGGAGGCGGGCCATCTCCATTTCGTGCTTCTTGTCAGCACGATCTTGGAACATTTCCAGAATCTTGGGCGTACCCGACATCAGGAAAGAGATCAGGGTTGAGATTAGTGTCATCATTCTTCAGGTTCCTTTTCTACCTTGGGCGCTTCCTTGAGCTTTTTGTTCTCTTGGAGAATCGCCTCCGCTTTCATCATCAACTTTTCAGACCGTATCAGCATCATTGCTGAGATCGGCAACGTCAGGGAAGCGATCACCCCGAAGAAAATCATCCCAGCGATCCAGTAAGACTTGCCAGACTCAGCATCATTCCCCACAGGATTGCCATTACCCACGCTGTTCCCACGGCCCACATCGCCATTTCGATTCTGAAATTTCGACGTTGCCATTTACTTGCTTCCTTGTACCGACGTGCGGCTAACTGTTCCATCCGAGCAAACTCTTGCTCATCCTTAATTCTGCCGTACATCTGCAAGAACCGCGAGTACAAATCTTTCAGTTCCTTGGGTGCGTATACCATTGTCTCTCGAATCAGCACCGTCATCTCTTCCATTTGCAACTCAACCTCTACGCGCTCAATCGCCTTTACCGCATGGTTCTGGCCTTCTTCGTAGACGTGCATCGAGGTTTCCTCTAGCTCCGCGTAGTGGTTGATGATTTGCTGTTGGATGTCAAAGAACTTACCCAGTTGCTGACTGACGTCATGTACAACCTGCATCTGGAGAATAGCGGCATCCGGCTCGGGCTCTCGCTTCTTTGCCTTTTTCGCCACAGGCTTGGACGTTGAAACTGAAACAGGGTCGGCTTCAGGCTTTGTAACTTCGATCCCAAAGAGGCCAGCAAGCTGCGCCCAGATTCCTTGAACCCAAGCCCAAAGCTCTTTAAGTTCGTTAACAGTTTCGGTGACTTGGCCCACCACTCCTTCAGCATCGTCTTGGAACTCCTTGACGATTGCTTGGCCCTCTCGCAGCATTTCACAACCTTGCTGGACAAAGCTGACAGCCGCTCGCGCAGCCATGAGGAGGGTGAAGGGGTCCACATCACTGGGTTAATCAACCACCAAACGCGGTTGCAGCCATAGGTGCGCCAGAGAAAGTGCCATCATTACCAACAACAAGATTGCCGCCGTATGAAGCCCCAACAAATGCCAGTACGATTCCACTCATTTAAAGCCCCACTGAGATAACGACGATGTTTGCGTCAATAAAAATTGCGTTTGCCATTCCGCGAGGAGGCAGCTCAATGAACGCCCGTTTTTTGGCGAACGACGAGCGGTAGGAGTTTTCTACCAACGAATGAATTGACATGTACTCGTCTGTGTTGTTGAAGAAAAGTACGGCATTGCCCTTAGAAAACACACCATCAGGAATGGTGACAACACCGCCTGTGTCTAAACAGACGATGGTGCCGATGTCCTTTTTCTCTAGGGTGTAGCTCATGGCTTAGGGTACTTCAGTTTGACCGCAGTGATTTGTGCAGCCATAGCAGTAGCAGCGTCGCCACCCTTCCAGAAGGCGTCCATCTGGTCAGCAATGGTAGGGTACTCTGCGCGGCGATTGGCGTAGTAGTCTGGGTTGTCGGCGCACACAACTTCGGCCTTGTTGATGTCAACCGTAATGGTCTGACCAAATGGGTCAGTGATCTCACGCGTCTTTGGAGTGAGCGCAGCCCACTCAGCTTCCTTGGCGTCGATCTCTGCGTAGATGCGGGACTCTGACGACGCAAGGTACTCAGACAAGTCTGCCCCGACGGGGATAAATGTCATCCAGTCGTACGTCTGGGCGTTGTGCTCAACCTTGAGAATGGCAATGGCGCGTTCTTCACCGCTCACGCCTGATTGCAAACCTTCGAGAGAAATAGTCATTTAACAGCCTCCAATCTAAAATTCTTACCGGGGTGTTGCCCTGTTACAGGCAGGATTTGTACATCTTTAAAGCCAACATGCTCTACCAAGCTGGCCAATGTCTTTGGCGTATAACCCCACAGGTGTGGAGATAACGCGCCTTTTTCTTGCGTTTCAGGGGTCACGTGGTCAACGTAAGCCCCAAACATGCACATAGCGGTTGTGTGTTTTGCTTCGCCATCTTGCTCAATGAAATCACGACACAGAGCTTCCAGATCGGGCGTCTCAAGAACCAACTTTCCACCGTCTTTGAGCGTAGCGTGCCACTTGCTCAAAACTTCCGGTGCGCGGTGCTGGGGGATATGTTCAATGACATGGCTGGCCATGATCTCGTCAGCGCAGGCTTCAGGCATATCCAGCTTCATGATGTCTTGCTTAATGTCAGCGGCCTCGCCGTACATGTCAACGCCCATGTAGCCATCAATCTTGTCTTGACCACAGCCCATATTGAACTTGATCTGCTGACCTTCTGCTTGCATCTGAGCGAGGATAGCCTTGTACCCAGCACTGGCTCCAGTACCTTCAGGCAGACGATCGTGCCAGCGGCGATCGATGAAGTCTTTGTCGTCTAATGTCAGTGGGCGCGTTGGCTTGATGTTGGTGTAGTAGTTCTTCAGATCGACTGAAGGGTGAGCGGTGTACATGCCTGTGGCCAAGTCCATGTGCAAGCACTGGACGTCTGTGTTAACCAGCAGCTTTGTGCCACGCTTGTGCAGACGGTGAACAAAGAAGTTGTCTTCGCCGATGAACGGAATAGTGCCCTTTGGCCCTTCGACGTTAGAAGCGATGCACGTAAATGGCAACTCTGGCGCTTCTTCTTTCATGTTCTTGAGCAGCTCAATCGGGATCATCATGGCATCCATGCCGGTCTGCCACGCATCAATCAATTGGCCGGGGTCTACGTTGGGGATCGTAATCCAATCACCGTTTTTGACCATAATCATTGCGTCTGAGCACTTGATGTAGTACACGCCTGTAACAATAGCGCCGGGGTTTTCTTCGCATGTTTTATGCAAAACCTTAAACGCATCGTATGGAACCACGGTGTCTTCACCAATGAAGAAGAGGTACTTAGCGCCGGAATCAAGCGCCTGCTCAATCAAGTAGTTACGCGCAACGTCAACCTTCTCACCGCCAATGTGAACAAAACCATGAGAGAAGCCCATCATGTCGATATGAAGGCCGTCGTAGCCGTCAAAATTTTGAGCGGCAGTCTCTTTCAGGTCGCGTCTTGGCTGTGCAATCAACACATAAGGCGCAATCGACTTTGACTCGTCGTAGATTTCCTGCATGACTTCAATGATTTTGTCGCGGTTGTACAAGGGCGCTCCTAGAATTTGTTGAAAAAGGGACTTAGAGCATAACCGATGTTTACTGGCACTCCAGTGGAGATTTTTTGGCCCACAACCGCGCTGTACGGAGCAAGGTAAATTTCACCCGTTGCGGCCAACACACCACCAAAAGACAAAACATCTGCGCCCGTTGCATAAGCAAGGGGGTAAGTAGATACCACGCCGGTCGCAGATATTTTTTGCCCAACGGTAGCCAACCCCGGAACAAAATGGATGTCACCGTTCGGAGCCAAGACTCCGCCGTAGTAGCCATTAGACTGAGTGTTCACTAAAGAGTAGGTGCTTACAACTCCCGTAAACGGGTTAATTTTTTGCCCTCTATTTCCTTGCGAGTAGATAAAGTGAATGTCGCCATTGGCTGCAATAACGCCGCCAATATATGCGTCTGCCGCCGTGTACACCAGTGAATATGTGGATACCACACCTGCTGCCGAGATCTTCTGCCCAACATTTGAGTTACAGGGGACAAAATGAATATCGCCATTAGGAGCAAGAACACCGCCGTGGTATCCGCTACCCGCGTTTGTCTTTACCAAAGAGTACGTACTCACAACCCCTGCTGCTGATATTTTTTGGCCCCTGTTTGCCGCTGCGGGTACAAAATGAATATCCCCGTTTGGGGCTAACACGCCGCCTTTGTAAGCCCCGGAGGTGGTGTACACCAGTGAATATGTGGAAACAACTCCATTAGCAGAAACTTTTTGCCCAACTTTGGCACTTTGGGGTACAAAGTGAATATCCCCGTTGGGTGCCAATACTCCGCCAGCAAAAGCGGCTGAGATTGTGGAAGCAATGATGGAGTAAGTGCTGACAACCCCAGTGTACGGGTTAACCTTTTGACCTCTAGGCGCAAAAGACGGTATGAAATGTATCTCCCCGTTTGCTGCCAAAACTCCACCCGTGTAAGCGCCAGTCTCCGTGCGTGCCAATGAGTATGTGCTGACAAATCCAGTAGCGTTATTGTTGTTGTATGGTGCGCCGTTAATGACGCCGGCGTTCATTGCCTTTTGCAGATTAGTCCACGCCACCAAGTTTGTACCGACAGACGAATCATCTCCGGTGGGTACCGTGCCTTGTGTGGCATCTGCTGGGAAAGTGACAAACACATCCTTACTACCAGCGCCCCAATCCACGGCATTGTTGCTGTTAGACGATCCAAGAATAGTAGTGCGGGTCAACGTGGTTCCGCTGGATGTGTACGTGCCAATACCAATTTCCCAGTCAGTGGCGTTTGTAATGCCGTAATACGTCGTGTTTCCATCGCCGATTACAGAAAAGCTCTGGTAGCCGTCTACCGCAGCGCCCAGCGTAAACGTCCCTGTCCCAGTCGTTGTGCTGGTTACTTTGACACGGTCTTTAACCACGTATGCCATGTTGAGTCCTTAAAACTTGTTGAGGTAGCTGCTTAGGCAGACGTCAGATGGGAATGGTATTGCAGCACCAGTGGAGATTTTCTGCCCTCTTCCTGCGGCAAGAGGAATGAAATGAATGTCGCCGTTTGGGGCCAGTATGCCGCCAGAGTAAGCGGTGGCGGCTGTGTAAGCCAACGAGTAGGTAGATACCACGCCAGCCGCTGAAATTTTTTGGCCAACTGGCGCAGAACTGGGAACAAAATAAATGTCGCCATTAGGCGCAAGAACGCCCCCTGAATACTGATTTAATCCAGTACTCACCAAAGAATAAGTAGATACCACCCCGGCTGTAGAAATCTTTTGACCTCTGTTTGCGCTGTAAGGTACAAAATGGATGTCTCCGTTTGGCGCCACCACACCGCCAGAGTAGGCTCCGCTGCTTGATGTATAAACCAAAGAGTAAGTTGATACCACGCCAGCCGCAGATATTTTTTGCCCTTTGTTGGCATAAGCGGGCACAAAATGGATGTCCCCGTTAGGGGCTAACACGCCACCAGCGTATGCGCCTGATGCCGTGTAAACCAATGAGTACGTAGACACAACGTTGGCAGAAGATATTTTTTGGCCTCTGTTGGCGTTATATGGAATAAAGTGAATATCACCGTTTGGCGCAAGAACTCCGCCAGCGTATATGTCAGCCCCTGTATATACAAGAGAATATGTTGAGACAACACCACTTGCGTTTATTTTCTGACCTCTGTTTTGCGCAGGGGAAAAAGGGACAAAATGTATGTCACCGTTAGGTGCCAGAACGCCACCAATAAACTGGCCAGAAGAGATAATCAAAGAATACGTAGAGACAACGCCAGACAAAGAAACTTTTTGTCCTTGAGCATTGTTGTAAGAAACAAAATGGATGTCTCCGTTTGCTGCCAGCACCCCGCCGCTATATTGACCTGATGTCAAAACAAGGCTGTATGTACTCACCATCCCACCAACGCCATTGTTTTTAAATGGCACGCCAGCGTTGATGCTTTTTTGCAGTTTCTTTTGAAAGTTATTCCATGCCACTTGGTCGGTGCCAATCGAGCTGTTGTCAGCCGTAGCGTCTGACCCTTGCGTATTCACGGCAGGTTGCGGGATGTAGACATTCTTGTCGCCAGCACCGAAGTTCACCAAAGCACCTGAGTTGCTGGACGCCAGCACTTGATCTCTGCTCATGGTAGTACCAGAAGACGTGTAAGTGCCTAGCCCAACTTCCCAGTCCGTTCCGCCTGTAATGGTGTAGTAGGTCTGGTTGCCATCACCAACGCCAGCAAATGTTTGATACCCCTCGACAGCAGCCCCAAGCGTGAGCGTGCCCGTGCCTGTGGTGGTGGTTGTTACCTGTGCTCGGTCTTTTAGTACAAATGTCATGGTTAGAACTTATTCAAAAAAGCGCTGAGACAAACACCGAAGCCCAAAGGCTGGCCAGAGTTGGTGGAGATTTTTTGGCCTATCGCCGAGTCATAAGGCACAAAATATACGTCTCCATTTGGCGCAAGAACACCGCCAAGATATCCGTTTGCAGTCGTATCAAGCAAGGTATAAGTAGAAACAATGCCAGCCGCTGATATTTTTTGCCCGACAGTGGCGTATTGGGGTATGAAATGAATGTCGCCGTTGGGGGCTAAAACACCACCTGTATATGCCCCACTTCCTGGCGCGGTGGTTGTATACACCAATGAGTATGTTGAAACAACTCCATCTGGCGACACCTTTTGCCCTCGGTTTGCGCCAAGAGGGATAAAGTGAACGTCTCCATTGGAAGCAATAACACCCCCAGCATACGAACCTGTGTAAACAAGTGAGTATGTAGAGACCACTCCTGCCGCCGAGATTTTTTGGCCCACAGCAGCGACGTATGGAACAAAATGGATATCGCCGTTAGGAGCCAAGACGCCGCCAAAATATGCACCAGCCACGGCTGTGTACACCAAGGAGTACGTTGAAACTACCCCATCCGCAGAAACTTTCTGGCCACGTGCAGCGCGGCTTGGAACAAAGTGAATGTCGCCATTAGGAGCTAAAACACCACCACGGTACGCCTGAGTCGCAGCGTAAACTAAAGAGTAAGTTGAAACAACGCCCGATAACGATATTTTTTGACCTACACTTGCGTTTACAGGAATAAAGTGAATATCCCCATTTGGAGCCAGCACGCCACCATTGTACGGCGCTGCCGTGTAAACCAAAGAATACGTAGAGACAACGCCAGTACCTGTGTTTATTTTTTGCCCTCTCACTCCGCTATATGGAACAAAATGAATATCCCCGTTGGGGCTTAAAACTGCCCCGGCGTATGCGGTGGATCTTGTATAAACCAAGCTAAATGTGCTCACAATACCATTTGTACTGTTGTTGCCATACGTAACCCCGCCAGTAACGCCGCTTTGCAATGCAGCTTGGAACGTAGACCAGCCAGATAAGTCTGTACCAACCTCGGAGTCATCAAAGTAAGGGACGCCACCCGGAGTGCCGCCTGATGGGTAGCCGCAGAATACCTCTTTGTCTCCTGCACCCCAGTTGACCAAAGCGCCAGAGTTGGACGATCCAAATACTTGCGTGCGCTCAAGAAATACACCTGACAAGCATGTGCCAAGACCTACTTCCCAGTCAACACCATCGGTGATGCAATAATAGGTTTGAGCTGCGCCGATATAGTATTCAAATACCGCGTCATAACCCAACCCAGCCACATAAAACTGCGTGCCGTCCGGTTTTATGAATAATCCGTTTGCGCCTGCTTCTCCTGCAAAAGTAGTAAAAGACTGCGAATATGATGCTGTAGACAGATTCCAAGCTGAAGAAAGTGTGTACTGAAACACTTTACATGGGGAATTTCTGTCAAGAACATACATGCTTAAACCGTCAGATTTGAAAGACAGGGCGGCGGGCGCGGTTGCGTATGAAGAGACGGAAAGAGATTGCACAAAAACAGCCGACGACAGATTCCAAGCGGCTCCCAAATCGTACTGTGAAATTCTACCGGCAGCAATAGTCCCGCAAATATACATTGTCAGACCATCAGGCTTAAAAAACACACCGGTTAATCCGGTTTCTTCTCCGCCTACATATTTAGAAGTCCAGTACGACGCCGTGGAAACATTCCATGCGGATGACAATTCGTAAGAGTAAATGTAATCATTGCTTGGGCCAGCAATGTACATATACAGACCGTCCGGGCTAAAAAATACGTCTTCGGGGACGGTTTCTTGTGCTGCCACGGATTTTGTTTGTAGATATGTGGCAGTTGTTACGTCCCAAGCGACAGACAAGTTGTACTCATTGACGTCATCTCCAGTGGAGCCGATAACGTACATCTTTAGACCATCAGGCTTGAAGAACAATCCTGTAGGCGTTGTCTCTTCCGTTCCAAAGCGAAAATTCACTCCAGAATAAGAAGCGGTGGAAATGTTCCAAGCGTTAGACGTTGCGCTGATTGCGCCAAAGTCTTGATAGCCAGTGACCGCCGAGCCAAGCTCGAACGTACCCGTCCCAGTGCTGGTGCTGGTGACCTTTACTCGGTTTTTGAGTACGAGAGCCATTACTCAATGTTCCCAGTTAGTACGCAGGCTGTGCTGCTAATAAACAAGATGTTGCACATGCCGCGAGTTGCTAAAGTAACCGAGGCCACATCAGCATCTGCGCCAGCAATGTACGCCGTGGTAACAGAGCAAGTGATGGTGACTGTGCCAGATGTGTTATTGAAGATTAGCACCGCATCACCAGCAGCAAACGTCGAGTCTGGAATGGTGATTGAGCCACCTGTACCGACGCCCACCACCTTGCCCACGTCAGTGGTTGCAATTTGATACGAAGTCGTCTTGTCTGCTACCGCAGGGATGTTTTTGTAGCCAACGCCGTTTGTGCCGTCAGCAGTACAGTTGCTTAGGTTGCCAGAAGTTGGCGTACCCAAAACAGGGGTTGTAAAAGATGGAGATGTTGACAGCGCAATGCTTCCAGAGCCGGTTACGTTTTGACCAAGCGCGGTGGCCACTCCAGTGCCAAACGATGTAATCCCAGTACCGCCGTTAGCAACAGCCAGCGTGCCAGAAACAGTAACTGCGCCAGATGTGGCGGTGCTAGGCGTCAGGCCGGTAGAACCAAAACTGATTGTGGCCACACCGTCAGTAGAAGTGGAAGCCACCTTTACGTAATCCGTGCCATTAAAGTACGCGGAGCAAATTTCACCAACAGCTACAGAGATACCTGTTTGACCGCTGGCCTTTAGGGTTACCGTGCCGCCCGTAGCGGAGTTGTCTACGATGTACGTCTTGCTGTGCGAAGGTGCGGTGATGACCTTGGTGGTGGTCAACGTGCCCGTAATTTTTAGCGCGGCGTACTGAGCGGTTGTGCTACCAATGTTTGTAGACGAGCTGTCGCCGTTTGTGTCGGTCAGCGTTACCGCGCCGTCACCGTTCAAAGTCAGAGTGCCTGCAACAGCAATGTCCAAGTAGTCGGTGATGCCGTTGTTCACCATGTCGCCCCACGTGCCGGAGAGTTCCCCCTCGACTGGCAGCGCAAGCCCTAAGTTTGTTGAGTATGCCGTTGTCATTTAAAGCTCCTATTCCGTCCGGATCAAGTCCCAGTCGGCAGTCTGTGTGTTGCTCACATTTTGCCAGTTTGCGGTCTCGCTGTCATCAATAAGACTCCAGTAAAACACACCTAAATTTCCTACGCTGCCAGAAGCGGAAACACCTGTAAGTGCAACTGACCGTGCGCCGATTGACATTGTGCCAACTGCGCCACTCGCAGCCACGCCGGTGAGGTCGTCCCCAACAACTGGAACATCTTCGCCAAGCAAGCCCTGTGCGCCAACACCAGTCAAGGCAATAACACGATCGCCCACAACCATTGTGCCAACAACACCGCCAGCCTCAACGCCAGACGCAACCCAGTAGAAAGTTACATCCCCTACTGCTCCCGCAGCAGAGGTGCCGGTCAATGCAATAGACCGATCTCCAACAGAGACAGCCCCAACCGCGCCAGAGGATTCCACACCAGTCAGGGGTACAGGGTCTTTAGCAAACTCAACACTGCCTACCGCACCAGCCGCCGCAACACCTGTAATCGCAGCAGAACGAGCCGCCACAGACATTGCGCCTGTATTGCCAGACGCCTCAACTCCAGTGATTGGTATTGACTTAACAGGAACATCCGTCCCAACCAAGCCAGAACCGTTGACCCCAGAAAGCGCGGTGACAGCCGAAGCGGTGGCCGTACCAGCCAAACCAGCAGCGGTTACCCCAGTTAACGCAACCGTGACAGCAACGCCAGAAATACTTCCAACGTCACCGGACGCAGCAACTCCTGTGAGCTCGGTTTGGTAGCCGCCCCAAGTATTACTGCCCCACGCTCCTGCGCCCCATGCGGTTGCCATGACCTGCCTTTATGTTAGGCGGATCAGGTTGTTGCCAAGCGGAGTAGCGCGTTTGTCGTGTTGTTTGTTGGCATCGTCAATGTGAACGTACCAGCAGTCACTGTCTGTGAACCGAAGGTGTGCACGCTGACAGCCTTGTCGCTTGCTGTAGAGTTATAGATCAACACTGCGTCAAAAGCGGTGGACAACGTCACGTTTGTGTACGTCAAGCTGGCCGAAGGAGTCCAATAAGCCACACCAGCCGTAGCAGATGCGTTTGTGGAATCGGGAGCAGTAGCGTTCGTAACGTTAATACCGCCAGCCGTGTAGTTTGTACCCGTTACTTCACCGGTAGTGGAGTAAGCAGTGGTGGATGCGTTGACTGTGGCAGAAGCCAAGAACAAGGCAGCTTTGAATGTGTCGCCGGTAGAGGGGGTGAAGTCGTGCGTGGCCGTCATCAGTTCTTCCATGAACGATGTGCACATTGCTTGAGTATTTGCCATGATCGGCTCCTTAGAAAGATGCGGCTTCAGCCGACAGAGTTACAGTTTTCTTGAGTGTGACGTGTACAGAACGATGTACAAGTTCGCCTTCCAACCAGTATTCCACCCATGTGGTTGTCTCGTTGTCATTATCGACGGAGCCTTCTTTTTTCTCAAGAAGAGATTCGTCCATTTCGCCTTTTGTGGTGTTCACAAGTGCCATGATGTTCCTTTAAGCAATACGCACGATCGCACTGTTGGCGTCGGCTGTTGGGAAAGCGATTGTGAAAGTAGCATCCGTAACGGTCTTGTCTGCGCCGAAGTCCAGAACTGCCACAGATTTGTTGCCTTCAGTGAAGTTGTAGATCAACGCGCCGCGAGCCGTGAAGCTGGCATTTGGCCAAGTAGCCGTAGCAAACGAGACGTACGCGGTGGGGAGACCTGCACTGTTGTTGGCCGCCGTTGGGGTTTGGTTTATCGTCAACGCTTGGCCGCCGGTTGTATAGCCGCTACCATTCTCAACCTGTCCTACCAACCCTGTGCTATACGCGGTAGTCGTCGCATTAAGCGTAGCCACCGATGTGTATAGGGCGATGTAGAACGTGTCTGGCGAAGTGGGGCCAAAGTTGTGAACCCCTTGAAGGAGCTCCACTTTGAAGCTCGTAGTGACTGTCTGCTGAAGCGCCATATCAAGTCACCTTCTGACGGAACTGGCCTGAGCGGTAGGCGTCTTGACGCTCCATACCATCACCCAGACGTTTAGCCAGTGCAAGAGCTTCCATGAACTTCTGGTTGTACAGCGTCATCATGTCGGTCTCGCCCTTCATGTAGGTGTATGCTTCAACAAGCGATCCATACAACAGAACGGAGTCAAAGTTGTTACCTAACCAAGTCTCGCCATCTGCCGCAACAGTGATGGACTCGGGGTAGTAGTAATAGTGCAGCTCAACGGTGTAGTTGGCATCAGGCTTTGGACCCACCATAAAGGACAGGTTGTCCGAAATTGTTGAGCCGCTCACCGTAGGACCAAAGATGGCGTAATACCGTGGCAGTCCGATGTCGGACGCGCTTGGGTAAGCCTGACGGATGAAGTTCACATCCTTGTTTAGCAAGTACTCGTAGTTACCGTCGGCATCGACAACCGCCAAGGAGTACGTGGCCAGATAGTCTGGCGGAGCACTCAGATACGGCGTTGTGGTGGAGACCACGCCCGTCATGTTCTTGCGAATAGACGGGAACTGTACCGAGTTATAAATCCGCTGCTCCGCCTGCTGGACGAAGACAGGGATATTCGCTATGAAAGAAGTTTCATAGTTCTCTGTGTAGTCCTCGATGGCTTGCGTAAGTGCAGCGTAATCCATATCAGGCCATTGGTCCTCGGGCCATTAGGCCCTTAGTAGCTGCGCCAGTACCGCGGATCTTGATGCCGTCAGTCTTGGTGCCCTTGTAGTCGTTGCTGTGGCTGTTGGCCACGGAGACGTTCATCTCGCGCATGTACTGTTTGTTGTCGCACTCGCCAGCCGCAACACTTTTCGCAGTCACGGTCTTGCCGGACATTGTGTGTGGCTTTGCGTATGCAGAAGCAGGTTTGTTGTTGATCTTAGCCATGATTAGCCTTTCGACTTTTGATTGGCGATCTTGGCGCGGTTGCGGCCAAGTGTCAGCATCTCGCTATTGGTCTTACCGCCAGCGCGAAGTTTGGTAGGCTTCTTGCCGGGGTGCATGTTTTTCTCATGCTTGCCAACAGCAGCCTTAATCATCTTCTTGTCCTGAGCTAAATCTTTCTTGTCCATGTGGGACTCCTTACGTCGTTGTAACCGTTACTGTACCAACTTCTGCTGCCATCACCAAGTTATTTGGTGTTAATACAGCATCAAAAAATCTAGCGCCCCCGACTGGATTCCAGCCCCATTGGAACACTCGACTACCGCCACCGTACGAGCCGTCAGCTAAAAGCCCAGACTGGTAGTAAGTGGTGTCAGGTCGCGGATCACGCACCCCTTGCGGGTCGTCCACTGGGTACATGCCCAACTGGAGCTGCGGTTGATCGGGGTCCCAACACATACGGCAGACCAAGATATTGTAGTTCTTGGTCTTGATAATTTCTTTGCGAAGTTCGTGCAGCTTGAACTGAAATCCACAGCGATCGCATTCCGCGATACTGTTCTTGCCGGACGAAAATCTGTTTCCCATTACGTACCGCTACCGATGAACATTTGACGTGGGACGAAGCGAACCGCAGCGCGGTCTTGGTCTTCGTTGGCAGCATTTTGCCAAGCATCGTCGTATTGTTGTTTCAGGATGTCCAAGCGTGCAAGGCCATCAGGTACTTTGAGCGCCACGTAGTACGACAGGCCGGCCACCATACAAGGGACGAAACGGAAGGGCACGTCCATGACGTTCACACCACCGCCAGCATCCTGCACTCGGCGCATACGCCAGTACACGAACTGGTACGTCTGTGAGCCATCAGGTGTGGGCCACACGGTGATGTTCTGCTTCTGAGAAATGTTGATCGCATCGCCCGCTGTGTGGGCTGCTGCGGTTGTCTCGCCTTGGCCACGGGTGCAGTTCAGCAAGTAAGCCGGGTTGCCGTTGGCCGCCACGCTAGTCTCGTTGAACCCGATCAGTTCTGTACCAATCGTGATGAAGCCTGCTGTGGGGAAGCCGTCCAGCGTAGTCACTGGGATTGACGTTGTTGTCGCAGTAATAGCCGCTTGTAGAACGGCATCGCTGACGTAGCTCTGTGCGTTCAAACGCGACACCAAGACTTGAATGGGGCGACCTTGCGTCAGTTTGTTTGGAATCGTTGCATACGTGGGCATGGCGATTCGCGTGATCGTAAGGTCGGATTGGTTGTTTGGCAGGTTTGCTTGGGTACGGATAACGTGATCCAACAAATCCACCGTGTCGTCTGGCAAAGCGTATGTCGGCTGGCCTTGGACCAACGTAATCGTCTTTTGCTCAAACGTCCACATGTTGACGCCACGGTTCGCCCAGTCAGCAAACAGCAGGTTCAGGGACCGACGAGCCGTGCGCAGGTCGTAACCCGTGCGCAGCTCAGAACCGGCACGCTCGAACGCCTCTTCGACGATCTCGGAGAGGTCAAGGTTAAAACCGGAGGTTCCTGATGTGACTGCCATGATTAGTACATTTTCGCTTTACGTGCACCGCGAGCAATGCCCCAGCCTTTGACGGAGCCACCTTTTTTCTTGCCCTCGACGTCTTTGTCTTTCTTGGACGTCTTAGCTTCAGCTTCTTTTTCCGCATCTTTCTTGCGTACTTCGTCGTAAGCGTTTTGCTGGTCGTTGATCTTTTTAATGCCTGCGCCTGCACCCACCGTCAAAAACGGGATGCCTAAACCTGTTTTGAGCGTGTTCATGGCATCCTTGTCGGGATCAAACGCCTTCTTGCCTGACGACGTGTAACGGCCGCCTGCGCCGCCCATGCCTCCGGCTCCGCCTTCAAGAACCTGCTCGTCTAATCCGCGATTGAATTTTGGTGGCATTTTTTACCTCAACACTTCCATGCCCGAAGGCTTTTGTTGATGCGGCTGTTCGGGTCTTTTTTGGCCTTCTCGCCGGTCAACTTTTTCTTCATCCCTTCCATGCGTGCACAGAAGGAGTCTCGACGGCTGCCGCCTTCGGGCTGTGGGGCCTTCAGACCGGGCTTGCCGGGGTTCGCTTTGTTGTAGGATGCACGTCCCTTGGCGTTCAAGCCGCCCTTCTCAGACTTGCCTTCCTTGCGCTGCCAAGCCGGAGACTTGACTTTGCCGCCGTCGGCAAACACCTCGACCTTGTTCGGATCGTCCTTGCGGTTGATCGTACGGGCCTTCGGCATTTTGCTGGGGGAAATATCCCCCATACCGCGACTTGGGCGCATGATTACTTCTTGCCTTTGGCCATGCCGCCGCCGCACATGCCTTTGCCTGAGCCGACTTTAGTGCCGAGCACTTTGCCGCCAGCCATGCTAATCATTGTGCCTTTGGTCTTGCCCTTAGTAGCAATACCGTCACGGCTTGGAGCCGCAGTTTTAACTTTACCCATTTTGGCAGTCGTGATGCCGTTGTTCTTTGTAGCCATGATTTTCACCTTTGGTGGTTTTGTGGCTTTCGCCACGGTTGGGGAATCTTTACTTACCGAGGACGTGCTTGTTTTCCATAAGCCTGTCCAGTTTCTCATCCAGTCGATCAAGCCGGTCCAAGACGCGGTTAATGTCAGCGTGGACTTCGGTTTTGGTGACGTACTCTTTCGCGACCTCTTCACGGGTGCGGTTGAGGAGGATCGTGACGCGCTTGAGTTCATCTGCTTTGTCCTTCAAAACCCAACTCAACAGGCCGAAGCCTGCTGTGAGTACGATATTCCAGATCGTGTTGTCCATGTTAGGCATGGCCTGCGTCGTAGCTGTTGGCGATCAAGAAGCCTTCAGCAGCGATTGACACTGCGTACGTGTTCGCACTTGTCTTTGCTTGCAACTGGATGTCTGTCTTCTCTGCGAAAGGACGTGGCATCACGCGCTGAGCGTGGTAAGTGTTTGTGAACGGGGCTTGCTGTGTGTACGAGGTAACGCCAGCGGCGTTTGTGTTCTGGTTGCGGTACTGAACCCAGTCAGCGGAAGAACCGTTGGCAGATGTGTACGCGTCAACACGGCTCAGATAGAACGTGTAGCCCGCAGGGACCGTGTAGATCGCCATTTGCGTGCGGCCAATCGTAGGGTTGATCTGCGCGTAGGTAACACTGTTTGCGGTGTTCTTCAACGTGATGGTGCCAGTAGGGGTACCAGCCGTCACAAGCATACTGTTGATTCGCAAATAGGACTTGGTGGTAACTGCAACAGTCGTACCGGTCAACGCAAGCGTCTCGGAAATCACGTTGTAGCTGGAGTCCAAACCGTTAATCAGAATCGTGGTGCCGGACAGGTCATCACCTGTGTTCACGCTACTAGCCAAGTGCATGGTCGTAGCAGAACCGGGGTACGCATACGCACCAACAACTTCCCAAATAGGGATGTTTGTGGTTGTCACAGACGCCTGAAAGCCGTAAATGTTGACCGTGCTGTGCTGACCAATCTGGCCGCGAGCGACTTGCAACTCGAACGGTTCGTAGGTTCCTTTTTGTGTCACCGAGGACACTTTGCCGTAATTGGCCATATCAATCTCCTTGTTTAGTGGGGGCCGAAGCCCCCGAGATCAATTAAGCTGCAACAGCGCCGTTCAAAGCAACGATTGCCCAACCAGCAGCGGTGTAAACCAAGGTAGCTGACTCACCAACGCCAGTGAAGGTGATGGTAGAGAAACCGATTTTTGTGGTTGGTGTCAACACAGCGGAGCCGCCGTCAACAGTGTGCACAATGGTTTTCAATTGGCCAGCAGTACCGTTAGCCAAGGTCAAAGCCTGTGCGGAGCCGGTAGAGGTCAAAGAGGTAATCATGTTGGTCACATCAACTGCGCCTGCGCCAGACAAAGCCTGAACGCCGCCAACGAGTGTGTTGCCAACAGAAGAAGTAACAGTGGTAACGCCAGTAGTAGCGTTAATCGAAATGGTTTGGAAGCCGTTTTGCGAACGTACGGGTCCGTTGAATGTTGTATTTGCCATGATATGTTCCTTACATGCAAGTTGAGGGCGTAGTCTGCATGTCGTCTGCTCGGTCAGTCATA